AATTTTTAAAAAAAAAATTTTACTCCCAATTTTTTTTTTTATTTTTTAAAATTTTTTTTCCAAATAAAAAAAAATTTTTGGTTTTTTTTTTTTTTTTTAATTTTTTTTTTTTTTTTTCGTGTTTTTATTCTCTTTTTGAAAAAATGGAAAATTTCTGATATTTTTAGAAAATTTTAAAATAGAATTGAAAAACACGAAAAAAAAAAAATTTTCTTTAAGTTCCAAAAATATTAAATATATTTATTAAAAGAGAGAAAAGAGAGAAAATTGAAAATAATAGGAATGCATTTATTTATATAATAAAAGCACATTAGCTAACACACAATGGATATTTGGGAACTAAGAGAGTTAAATCAAATATTAACACAAAATAAATTTGGTTACAATAAAAATAAAACTAATGGTGATTTGTACAATTATCAAGAAATGTTAAGAATGAAATATCCTGATGAATGGGAGAGAAAATTTAAAAATAAATGGCCTTTAAGAATTATATACTATGACAAAAATAATAATGTGGAAACCTACCAGTTTTATGTTGATAGAAATTCTAATATGACAAAAATTATGTTTATGTTTAAAAATTACTTAATCTGTCAAAAAAAAACATTAATTAATTGTTTTGGTTATGATGTTGCTGAAAATATTCTAAGTTATATGCCAACAATTCTTGATATTAGTGATATTATTAATAATTATATATATGTTCATACTAGGCCATTCAAAAGTATGAATACTGGAAGAGAACATATAATGAATATTACAGAAAGAGTTAAAGTACCAGATAATATGACTATTAATAGAGTCCATGGACAAATTTCAGCAGTTGGACTACAACAAGAATCTAGATATACAATTCTTAGACTCCGTGCCAAACCCTATCCAATTACAAAATCATTTTAATATAAAAAATATATTATAAAATTTTTTATATTAGTTATCAAACTTATGCAAATGGATCATAATCATTATCTTCACCTAGATCTACTTGTTTAATATTTTTCACATTAGTCTGTAGCGATATATTATTCAGACTGCAAGGATCATTTGGATCCATAATACCTTGGAATTCTTTTTCAATATACTCTTCACTATTAAGAATATCAACTTGTTGTTCAGCTAATGTAAGAGTTTTATTTACATCAAGTAGCACACTAAATGCGCTTGTACCAAAGTAACCATCTTGACCACACATTACATTTGCAGATACACCACGTAAATTATCTAGTTCACCATGTCTTGCAGCTTTTAGAAATTGTTCTGGTGTTTCTTCAAAAGAGGCTTTTGCAATTGGACCAATATCATCATTATTAATACCATGTCTGAATACAGATACTAAATTTTTGTTAACAGTCATTCGGTCACATAATAGACTTAGATGATGATAGTTAATATAAGCACCATCGTGCTCAATTACTTCTGTAAATTCATTATAAATGATTTGTCTAGCAGCTTCAATACCTAATACTCTATAGACTTCTTGAATATCATTAGTATATGTTTTTGTTGAATCAAATTCATCAAGCGAAAGTAATTCTAAAAGATTAGTTCCTACTGTATCAAGGACCCAGATTTCTTTACGATTATATGTTCCATTATCTTCTTCTAGTGAATCAGTAATTTTTCTTGGAATAACAGCAGATATATTTTTAATACCACGTAAAATTAAGTTATTTAATAGTTCATCTTGGAAATTTTTAAGAACATAAATTTCATCAGATTGATCTAATGAATGTACCTGGTTAGGTTTCTTCTTACTATTATTCATAATATTTTTTAATCTAATTCTAAAGATTAAATCATCTGCATTGTAATCAGAATAGACACAATTAATTGTATTACCATATGCATATGTTAAAGCAAAATTAATATCATCCATAGAAATATTTTTATCTAACATTTCTACCTTATTCATTTCTATTCTGATAATCCAATTAGATTTATTATCATCAGATTCACCAGGTTCTTCTAAACATTGATTTAAGACTTCACTAAATTCTCTATATTGACTAATAATATCTTGATCAGTCTTAATTAGTGTATTTAAATCATCTGGATCATAACAGATTGCAACATTTTTAACAATATGTCTTAGTTTAGTATGTTCTAATTTATTTACCATTTGTAAAGCAGCATCTTTATCATGCTCGATTTCTTTAGGTAAATATACAGTACAAGAAGGATTTTTTGGATTTTCAGATAATGATAATATTTCTTCAATACGTGGTACACCACGAGTAACATTAGATTTAGATGCAACACCAGCAAAGTGGAAAGTATTAAGAGTTAATTGTGTAGTAGGTTCACCAATTGACTGTGCAGCAATAACACCTACCATTTCTCCAGGATTGACAATAGCCTCTTTATACATTCTAACAATTGTATCAAGCAAATATGTTAATGCACTTTTATTAAATCGTTTAATAATTAACAACTGTTTAGGCGATAAGTAAAAGTAATATAGTACAGTAAATAGTTTATTAGGCTTAGAATATGTTAAGTTATTTAGTAATTTATATGTATCTTCAATAAGTGTGAATGCCTCAAGAGGTGTAATATCAATAGTTGAATCCGCATTTAAATTTTCTTGTCCTTGCACATTACTGATAATGTGTGTAAATGCAATTGGTAAATGAACCTGTTTATTATATAAATTTTTAAATACATTTTCAATAATATCTACTTGAGACTCTTTCATATATTCAATGTAGCTATTCATTTTTTCATTTAATTGTGTTACCTGCTGTTTATATAATTTACCAGCAGAACCATTAAATATACTATTTATATCATCACGTTTATTAACTGAAATATGGAAATAATTATAAATTTCTTCTTTACTCATTTGAACAAGTGGTAATACTTGGTTTTCAACTCTTACTGGGTCAAATCCATCATCACCATATGAGAATTGAATAATTTTATCTTTATTGTTTCGTACAGTCATATCATATCTAACCATTAAATCTTCTAATGCTTTAATAAGTCGTCGAGAAATATAACCAGTTTGACTAGTTTTAACCGCAGTATCAATTAAACCAACGCGACCACCCATTGCATGGAAGAATAATTCAGTAGGCGTAAGGCCGCCAATAAATGAACTTTCAATAAAACCTCTAGCACCAGGTGAATCGTCATATTTTGTATAGTGAGGTAATGTACGATTCTCAAATCCATATGGAATTCTTTTTCCATCAACATTTTGTTGACCAAGTGCAGAAATCATTTGAGCAATATTTAAATCACTACCTTTAGAACCAGCATTAACCATAATTACAAATCTATTATCACGATCAAGACTAGATCTTCCAATTTGGCCAGCTTCATTAGTAGCTTGATTAAGAATATTATTAACTTGTTCTTCAAATGCCATATCATTAGTCTTACCACTTTTATTTTCAAATATACCTAAGTGTGTCTGATCGATAATATTTTGAACTGCAGCTTTTTTTGATGTAATAACTTTAATAATGGATTCATTTGTAGCATCATCTGCAATTAGATCACTAATTCCAACACTATAAGCATCAGATTTCATAAATTCAGTAATAATACTTTGTAAATTATCAATAAAATCAGCAGATGCACGTTGACCAAAATCATTGTAAATTCTTTGAATTAGCCCTTTAGAACCATCTCCTAAAACACCTTTTTCAAGTTGTCCTCTAAAATATGTTCCATTAATAATCTCAATAACATTGTTAGATGTATTGTAATCTTCACTATCTTTGAATTTCTTACTTTTATATTTAAGTGTAATTGGTGGAATAATTTGACTTAATAATTCAAAATTACTAATTGTTTCAGATAAATTTTGTAGTCGGCTAATATCTATATTATTAACACCCATAAGTAGATTCATAGCTTTTCTAGGTGTAAAATCAATAAGTTGCCGTGAAAATTGATAACAACCAAGTAAAGAATCTTGGAAGATACCAATAATAGATTTGTTATTAGCAGGACTAACAATTTGTGTAGGAATAGCAGCAAGATTTAATAATTCAATTTCAGCTTCTTCATCTTGTGGCATATGAAGATTCATTTCATCACCATCAAAATCAGCATTATATGGTTTAGTATCACCAACATTCATTCTAAAAGTGTCACCTTGATATAAAATTTTGACAATATGACACATCATTGATAATCTGTGAAGAGTAGGTTGACGATTAAATAAAACACCATCGCCATCCATCATATGTCTGTGTACCTTATCACCATTTTGTAGTTTAATAGATTCCCTATCAATATATCTTAGAGAAATATTTTCACCTGTTTTTCTTTCTAAAATTTTTGCACCAGGATATTCATCAGGTCCATTTCTGACTAGTTTTAAAAGAAACTTTTTATTATTATCATTTACCGTAACTGGCTTAGTTAAATTTTTAGCAATTTTAAGAGGAATACCTAATTCTCTAATAGATAGTTGAGGATCAGGTGTAATTACAGATCTAGCACTATAATCTACACGTTTACCCATAAGATTGCCTCTGACACGACCAGCTTTGCCATTAAGTCTTTCTTTTATAGACTTTAATGGGCGACCAGAACGCTGAGCAACAGCTGCAACGCCAGGAATTTTATTATCAACTAGAGTAGCAATATAGTATTGGAGTACAGTAGCCCAATCATCAATAACATTACCATTTGCATTATTAGCAATCTTTTCTTGTAATGTTTTATTTGCTTTAATAATATTTACAATAATATGTGTAATATCATCTTCACTACGCTGTTGCGAATCATGTTTTACAGATGGACGAACTGCAGGAGGTGGAATAGCTAGTGTTTGACAAACCATCCATTCTGGTCGAGACCAAATAGGACTAAATCCCATAAATGAAACATTATCATCAGAAATTCTACGGAATAGTTTAATAACTTTTTCGGGAGTTAGCTTAATTGAAATTTTTGAAGTTTCATCACTACCTTCACTAGTCTCAATATCATCCCATTCAGCAATAAGTGTTGCAAGATTTTCTTTTTTAATTTTATTAGGTTGCTTACATCCACAACCATCATCAGTTGCTTCACCACAACGTTTAATTTTACTTGCGTGTTGAAATACTTGATTCCATCGTTCATCTGGATTTAAATCTAAAAATTCTTTATACTTATCTTTACTAATTAATAATTTACTACATTTAATACAACAACATCTTAATATCTTAATAATTGTTGGTAAATATTGTATATAAAATACAGGTTTAGCTAAATCAATATGACCAAAATATCCAGGTGTTTTCATATAATCGTGTCCATCAGTAGGACAGATAAGTCCAGGCTCTAAAACACCCATTCTAGGATCAAATAAACCTCCAATAACAGGTTTATTATTAATATAAGTATCTCTATTAGTTATTTCTGCTACAGAACCTTTTCTAATTTCTTCTGGAGACAAGATACTAAATTGAATACCAATAATTTTAGCTATATTTTGTTCATTTTCATTTTGAGTAGACATCTCCATATATTAACAAAACAATATTTAGGTTATTTTTTTTTCAATTTAATGTAAAAATTGAAAATAAAAATAAAATAAAATATATTGGTTATAAGTATAACTATGGAAACATCCGACAATTCATCGAGTCCTAATCATCACAAGTATAATACTAGATCAAAAAACAAGAGTTCACAAGAAGATAATGAAATAACTAAATATAAAGATGAAAGCGATGATGAATTAGATAAAACTGAGTATCATGAATTTTTATCAAAATTATTTCCTTCAGCCTATATGAGACGAAAAGCAAAAGCAACTAAAAGTTTATCAAAAAAACCTATGTGTAATATTATTATTACTAAAAGTAATAAGGTTAGAAATCGAAAAAGAAAACGTTCAAAAACGACAACAGTAGATGATGATTCGGATGAATGCTTAAGTAGCGATCGTGAAGATTACAATTATATAGATAATGATAGTGAAGATGATAGTGAAAACGATAGCGATGATGATAGTGAAGATGAATGTGATGATAACAGTGAAGATAGTAGCGAAGATAGTAGCGAAGATGATAGCGAAGATGAATGTGATGATAGTAGTGATGATGATGAAGATAACAAGCGACAAAAATCAAAAGATGCTAAAAAAAATCTTAAAATGTTAAGTAATAAATTAAAAAATCAGTCAACAAAACAATTTATTAATAGTTTAGTTGTATTAGCAAATGAGAGAAAAAATAAAATTAAAAAAGATAAAAATAATAAAAAGAAAAAAATTAAAGAATTTGAAAAATTAATTGATCTAGAGGAAAACTTAAATGATGTTAAATATTTTAAAAAAGAATTAGATGATAATAAAAAAGACTATGTAATTGAAGAGTTAAAAAAAATTAATACAAAATATAAAATCGATAAACCATATCGTATTTTAGTACTTGAAGCAGATATTCCATATGAATTTAAGATTGTTGCGCTGAAAAAAATCAGTATGCTTGAGAATATGGATCCTAGTGCAAGTGAATATTTTAAGTTAAAAGGATGGATTGATTCTTTTATGCGCCTACCATTTAATAAAATCCAAAAATTTCCAATTAATATCAATGATGGTTATGATAAATGTGGCGAATATATGAAATCTGCAGTAGCAACACTAGATAGTGCTGTATATGGTTTAAATGATGCAAAAATGCAAATTATGCAATTATTTGGACAATGGATTACTAATCCAGATGCAATTGGTTCTGCAATAGCAATTAAAGGGCCAATGGGTACAGGTAAAACCACATTAGTAAAGGAAGGCATTAGTAAAATTTTAAATCGTCCATTTGCGCTTATTGCACTAGGTGGTGCAACAGATGCAAGTGTATTAGAAGGTCATGGATATACATATGAAGGTAGTGTATGTGGTAAAATTGTAGATATTTTAATGCAAACACAATGTTCAAATCCAATTATTTACTTTGATGAGTTAGATAAAGTTAGTGATACGCCAAAAGGTGAAGAAATTATTGGAATCTTAACTCATTTAATTGATACAACACAAAATACTCAATTTCACGATAAATATTTTTCAGAAATTGATTTTGATCTAAGTAAAGCATTATTTATATTTAGTTATAATGATGAATCAAAAATTAATCCAATCTTAAGAGATAGAATGTACAGAATTACAACAAAAGGTTATGGCAAAAAAGATAAAAATGTTATTGCAAAAAGTTATCTACTGCCAAATATTTGTAAACAGGTAAATTTTCCACCAAATAGTGTAATAATAGAAGATGATGTAATTGATTATATTGTAGAAAATTTTACTGAAAAAGAAGATGGTGTAAGAAATTTTAAAAGATGTCTTGAAATTATTTATACCAAACTAAATTTATACAGATTAATGCCAGAAGACTCTGATTTATTTAAAGATGAAAAACCATTCAAGGTAGAATTTCCATTTACGGTAACATCAAAAATAATTGATAAATTAATTAAGCGTGAACAAGTAAATGATAATTGGAAAGTAATGTATATGTAATAATATTTATTATTAATTAAATATAATTACATATGATTGCCATATTTTTTATAATAGGGACAATTTTTTTTTAATTTTGGTGAACAGCGAGCACCACCACGACGTGATTTACGACCAGCATACATCATTTTCTTTTTATGATTTCCACATCCAGTACCACCGCGACGAGATTTACGACCAGCATACATTTTTTTCTTTTTATGACTTCCACATCCAGTGCCACCGCGACGAGATTTACGACCACCCTGAACTGGCAGTCCACCTAAAGGATCTACACCAGCTGACTCATACTGAGCTCTTAAAGCGTCTTCTGCAGCTTGTCTACGATCAAGTTGTCCTCTACGGCGTGCTTGTATATCGGCGGCAGCAGCATCTAGAGTAGCCTCCCGAGCCTCGGGGTTTTGTGCCATAGCTTGTACTCTTGGAACTAATCTCATCCCTTCTCTTAAACATGCAGCATGTTCTTCATTTGTTCTTTGTTTTTCTTGATCTAAAGCAGCGTTATGCTGTTGAGTTAGTTCTGCAAGTCGTTGTTGATATTCTTGTTCAATTTCTTGTAATCGCATAGCATGTTCCTGATCACATCTATTTTTAGACTCTCTATTGCGAGCAATTTCAGCAGTAGCTCTCATATGTTCAGCTGCCTCCTCATCTAATTGATCAGCTCTACGTTGATAATCTTGACATTGATTTCTAAGAGCTAATGCCTGTTGTTGTTTACTTTCAGTCATTTGTTGATGTCCAGCTACTTCATCGGCTTGTGCTTGAGCAACAAGTTGTGCTTGAGCATCATTAGGGGTTGCAGCAGGTCTACCAAATCCCAAAAGTCTGGCTAATGGGTTACCACCTCGTAATTTTTTTGATCCTTTTTTTCTGTAATATTTAACTCTCTTAGTATGTTTACGCATTATATATTATATATATATTTTTTTGCTAAATATATATATTTATATATATGCACCATCAGGGAATCGAACCCTGGGCGATCGCTTGGAAGGCGAACATGTTACCACTACACCAATGGTGCCTATTACAATCTTATACAAGATTGTATATTATATATATTTTATTTTTAAATTGAAATAAAATAATATTAATAAATTATTTTAAAAATGGAAAATAATTCATTAGAACAACTAATTCAACTAAAATTTTCATTAGAAAAAGAAATTAACATATTACAAGAAAATTATGAAAAACTAGAATTTAGAAAACAATTGAGTAATAATACTGATAAAATGATTATTACACAATATGATACTAATATAAAAATGTTTGGAAAAGACTATTTACGAGAGCAAAAACAATTATTAGTTGAAGTTAATAAAATTTTAGAAAAAAAATGTGAACACAATTGGATTGAAGATGCAATTGATGAACCATTATCAACAAGATATATTTGTTATTGTAGTAAATGTTATTTATATAAAAAAAATATTAAAGTGACTGAGTAAATTCCATATAATAACGTGGATTAATAAGATATTTTAAAGGCTGAGGATATAATACTACACCAGATTGACTTGCTAAATTAGTTAACTTTTTTTTATAATCAGTTAGAGAAGTATCTTTTATAAAAGGATTTGTACAAATCTGTTCAATAGATAACAATCTTTTTTCAGGTTTAATAGAAAAACATCCTATAAAATGAGGCTCATCATCAAATCGGTTGGGCTTGTAAGCAATATATAAATCATAACGATCAGGTTCTCTAAGACTATAAGTAATTGTACTTACTATATCACCTAAAACAAATGTAGGGTGATTATCAACTTCGTCTAATGTTCCATATAACCATTTTATTGCAGTCGCTTTAGTATCTTTAGCTGTAAAAAGTTTTAATCCATTACTAAATTTATTACTATTATTAAGAAAATTTAAATCATCTTGTTTCATAAAAATATTTTTATATATAGGTTTAGGATATATACCAGTATTAAAACAACTACAATATGATAATGATATTATTAAAATATTTACAATACCCATATATATTTACTATAAGAAAATATATTTAATTATATTTTTTTACTATTATACTAATATATATGAGTACAACGGTAATAAGATATAGTCCACATTTTGGGTATGGAACATCTAATCAAACTAGTATTCCATTAAAACAATATATACAAAATGGGGCAACAAATGTACACGCTGGTATGCCACAAAAAACAGGCTATGCAGATAATACATCTACATTTGCTCAAGCGAGACGTGCATTTACAAAAGCACCTATATGCTCTGTATATGCATATGGTAATTTACAATGTAATACTGGTGTTGTTAGAGTAGAAGGATTAGATGTACCACCGTATGTTGGATGTAATGATATATTTAATGCAAAACCATATATACAAGATGGAAAAGCAGAATTTACAAAAGAAAGCGAGGGTGCTCCTACTGTTTTACGTATGGCAAATGTATGGAGTACCAGTAATCATACAATTGCTAATCGTAGACGAAATAATGTAGGATGTGGTGGTAGTGCACCTAATACTTGTTTAATTAATGGCAAACAAAATAATATTATGAGTTCACAAGAACTTATAAGTAGAAGAAAAAATCGAGCAATTGGTCAAGCGACCAGAAATACAAAAGATGGATTATCATTTAATGATAATAATCTTAATGGAACACATACAAATTATTTAGCAGTATCAAATGCAAGACGCCGAACAAGAAATGGAGGTTATGTAGTGCCTCCAAAATGTCGAGGACATGGTTCAGGCCCAAGTGGTCCTTTTGGTTCGCTAGGAAATGCAGGTACTGGTCCAAATCCACCAAAAGGTGTTGTTTTTAATGCACCAGCACCACCTAAAACAGCTTGCGGAGATAGAGGATGGGCAGTAACACCATTATTAGGTAATAATATGTTATCAAGAAATGCGGCAACAAATACCGAACACGTATTACAAAATTCTAATGTAACAGGAGCTGTTGTAACAGTAATAAAACCTGCCAAACATTCAGCAACTTTTTTTTAAATTAATTATTAATTATTTATTATTAATAATTAATAATATGAACTATAATGGTAATTTAGACGAAGCTCTTCTCTCTAACGAAGAAAAAAAAATAGAAAATAATAATTATAATACTTTAGATATAAACTTAAAAGAATGGAATGATGATATCGAGGATTTATTAAAATGTTGGGGAGAGAAATGTGGTGGTCTTGCAATCATTCATAACAAAGATAGAAAATACTGGAGAAAAAAAAGTAATCTATTATCTATTTCTTGTATTATAATTACAACTTTATCATCATCATTGTCATTATCAAGTACTTCATCTAGTTATTATACATTAATTATGTACTTAGTAGGAATAGTTGGAATGATATCATCATTATTGCAATCATTTAAACAATTTTATAATGCAGATGAGAAAGCGAGTGAACATAGAATAATTTCAAAACAATATTCAAACTTTTATAGATCAATAAAATTACAACTAACATTAAAGAGAGAAGATAGAGTTTTAATTAAAGATTTTGTAAATTGGGCGTTTAAAGAATATGAAAGATTACAACAAGAATCACCTATTATAAACGAAAATACTATAATAGAATTTAAAGAAAAATTTAAACAATATAATTGTGCAAAACCAGATATATGTGAAAATGATCTAATTATTCAAATTAATGGTAGATATTAAGTAAATAGATAACATTCTTTACAACAATAATAAAATTTACCTTGTTTTTTATAAAAATTATTTTTATAATCAAATTTTTTATAACAAACATGACATTTTATATTTATTAGCGTTGATATATAATTTAATATATCATCACATAGATTAGATAAAATCATTAATATTATTCTATATATATATTGTATTTTTATATAGTAATATATATATAATGTCCAGAAAAAATAAAACAAAAAAAGCTGGAAATGTTAATAAACTGGGATATTGGTTTGAAAAAGTTCCTGAATTGTCTAAAAATATAGAACCTTTAACATTATTAATGATTAGAACAACTGGTGAAGCAAGTAATTATATTAAAAATCATCGTAGTTCTAAATTAGAAATAGTAAATAGTAAAAATATAAATTTACTACATTCAATCGACAGAGGACCTGCATTAGAAAAATTAAAAAAACGCGTAAATTTTTTAAGAAAAAATAAAAAAGAAATTAAAGAAATGGAAAAAAAAAATGGAAGTGTAGATTTAATATCAAATTTTTTTAAAAATAGTCCATTTAAATCTATTAATTCAGAAATGGTTGCAGAAATAGAAAAAAATAAATATGTAACTTTATCTGGTGTAGGTAGAATAGGAGCATTTAAAATTGTTTTTCCAGAAGGAATTAAAGTAAAAATACGAGTAGGACAAGTAGATGACTGTTTAAAAAAACGATTAAATAGTATAAATAAATTATATATTTATGGTTTAAGATTTAATAATTTAAAAAGATTCGATATAGATGAAAAAGAAATATTGATGAAAAAATCTTTAAGTACAAAAAAGTGCTATAAGCGTGGTAAATTTTTAAAATCAAAAAAAAAGAAATTTTTATCAAAAGTAATCCCTATAATGTAAATATAATCAAACTTTTATTATATTTACATTACAACAATATCTACTATACCATAGCTTTTACATAATGTAGAATTTAACCACCAGTCATGCATTAGTAATTCATCTAATTTTTCTCTAGATAAATTAGTATTTTCTAAATAAATATCCTTAATTAATTTCATTAATGTATCTGCATTATCAGTCTGATCTTTTATTTCTAAATATTTACTTGGTTCTATTCCCATTTTTAACTGATGTATTAATACAACGCCATAACGATTAATAAAGCGTTGTGATCCAACAACTGTAATTAGAGATGCTGCACTTGCACAATAACCATCAACATATGTATTAATAGGAATATCAGATGTTCTAATTAAATCAACTAATCCTAAACTAGGAAGTAATGATCCGCCTGGACTTTGCATATGTAAATTAATATCATTAAATTGACCCTCATTTTGCATTGTTATTAAATTAGAAGTAATACTAAATATAGCAGAATCAGTAATTGGACCAGAATAATATAAATTATTTTTATATCCACGTATATAACCTACATCATCATCATCACCATTTTTTATAGTTTTTGTATCTAATAATGTCATTGCGATACCAGTAGTTAAAATATTTCTTCTACTAAAACTGAGCCCAGGGTTAGGAAATAATACTAATGCAGCATACAATAAATAAAACATATATTATATAGTGAGAAAATTGAAATAATATTATATTATATTATTATTTCAATAATGGAACACCAGGATTGGAATACGATTACTTTAAATACAAAATCAACAAATGCAAAAAAAGCTGAAATTACTAAAAAAATATCACAAAAAATGTCTAGTCAAGATGTAAAAATTGAAGCACCTCCAAATCTTGGAAAATTAATTGAACAAGCAAGAGGTGGTGTGACACGCCAAACTTTAGCAAATAGATTAGGTATAGCAGTTACTCTGTTAACACGATGGGAAACAGGAAAAGATATTCCCACTAATTCTGATATCGCAAAGATTGAACGACAATTAGGAGTAAAACTTCCTCGTACAAAAAAAATAAAAATTGAGAACTAAGTATTATGAACGGACTCGTTTGTATTCGCTCCAAGAAATTTCCATAATATCATTTTTTTCATCATCATTATTACTATTTTCAGCATCCATTTTTTCAGTTTTTCTAAGTGCAGAATCAACATATAATTCTTTTAAAAATGTACCAACTTTAACAGATGCTTCGTGCTGATCTACTTCACCATTTTCAATTAATTCTAGAGCATCTAGAAATTTATTTAATATATCTAGATTAATTTCATTTTTTAATACTTTATTATATATATCTGTATAATTTTGGAATAAAAAATGGCATTTTTCTACAGTTAATGTATCAAATTCTTGAAAATTACTCTTATATAATTCTGAATAGTCTTGTTTAAGTTGTTCTAGTAATTTCACTTGTTCACGAATTAATTTACTATGTTTTGTAGCACGAATTAAATCAGTTTTATCTTCTACATCATTTGTTTTAATCATTTCCTGCAATTGCAATTTGTCATTATTGCTTAACTTGTAATCCATAATATACATAATATAACAACTATTATTTAATTTATTTTATATTTATATATTAAGTATGAGTGATGTTAGTGATTTTGCAAAACAACACGGAATAGTTCCATCTGATGTTAGTCAATCTAAACCTTTACTAAGTTATCCAGGACAAGGTGATCCTATGAAATCAGGATTAAATGCTATACAAAAATGGCAAGAACATACAACAAAAATATCTCAATTAGGTGCAGGGCGCCGTCGTCGTATGTCAGGTGGAAGTACTAGTGATGGAGATACAACAATGGTTGTTCCACAATTTGATGTTTTTAATCCAGCTGGTCCAGATGGTCCTAATGGTGCAAGTGCTGACAATAATTTAACTCTTTTTACTAATAAACAAAATAGTTGGCAAGATGGATGGGCTAGTGTAGAAGGTGAGCCAGCTGTACTGCCACCGCCTCCACCAAATCAAATAAAATATAAAGGTGGCCGTAAACAGTCTAAAAAAAGACGGTCAAAAAAGAAACAGTCAAAAAAGAAACAGTCAAAAAAGAGACGTTCTAATAAAAGAAAAACTATAAGAAGATAGATAATTACTTTTATAATTAATTATCTATTAAATACTAAATTGACCTGCAGCCCATTGTATACTAGGTGGAATATTGTTATTCCAGTGACTATTATAGGATGTTTTACGACAAGATATAGCAAGATTAGGTTGTGGTTGTGGTTTATTGCATTCTAATTGTGGTGGTATATAATTATTAATCTTTAATCGTCTACTTATATAAGTTCCATAATCGATTGTTGTAATACCAGGTTTAGCAGTTCTGCTAGTAACAATATTTCTACCAGTTGCAGTCCAATTTTCCATACCTCTAACTGGTGTTCTATCAGCACAATTTCTAAGCTCTACAGGAATATCTATATTAGCACGCCGACAAAGACTATAAAATGGCATAATAGAATGAGATTTGACAAGAGCTTCTAATTGTTTTTCAGATAAATTTAGTCTACTATTAGTATTACATCCTTGGGGTACATTTTGAACAGCTAATAATCCAGATAAATCAAGAACACCCATAATACCATTAAATGATTTAGTTGAATCGCAAGCATGTTTACTAGTAGACTTACCATTAATTTTAACAATGCGTTCAATATATATACTTTGGTTTCCACTTGGTACAATAGGATTTTTAACCCAATTAACGGAAAGAGGGCCCGTACAAAATTTATTTAAATGACATTTAGACCAATATTGAGTATTTAGACTATTTGTAGGTTCAATAATTCCACCCATTTCACACCCACAAGAATTAGCCGGTTCACCATTAGAAGGACAAGAACCATTTTCAGGCATTATAGATCTAATAGGAGCCATTGGTGGTATTCTCTCAATGCCTCGTAATCGTTTAGCTAACATACCTCGAGTATTCATAACAGTTGTTTTTACAACAGTAGGATCATTTGTACAAACAGATGATGGATGCCCATAAATCCCAGGTCCAGTTGGATTTGATGGTGTTGGACCAATCATTTGTGGTGATCCTGTCATAGCTCCGGGTGCAAGATTTGTCTCTCTGCCAGTATGATTTCCACGTCGTGTTCCATTTAGAGAAAATCCAAATGTTCCATTATTAGATCCAGATATAGGTGCTTGTCTGGGATTACCATTCATAGTTTTCTTTTTTAATACAGCTAATGACATTATATATTTATGATATATAATATTATTATTTATTTTTCTAAAATACACTGCCTCCAAACATGTTACCACCAAATGCTTCATTTGCAGCCATTGGTTCAGTAGTTTGTAATAGATTATTGATATTAGGTCCAGAAAAATCATTATTAAAATTTCTCTGTTGACTTTGCGATTGTACAGTTTCACGATGTAACTGTTTGGTATATCTACCTTCACTTTCGCTTCCTCGATGATTTTGTTGTAAATTAATATTACTACCAGTTGGTATACCATAAACAGCATCTACACCACCAGGGGATGGAGGTAAACGAGGATTACCACCCATATGAGATATAGGTTGAGTAGTTTTAATATCTTTCTGACCTTGTTGATTTACATTATTATTACTATCTTTTAAATTTGTTTTTCCATCATATAAGTCAACCCCACGTTCAATTAGTAAATTAATTTTATTACCAAGTTTAGTATTCATTGTAAATAATACAATTAGTAATGGTAATATAAAATTTGTTTCATTAAAAATAGGATAACTCATTTTGCTCTTAGTTGGTATATAGCGAATAATTTTATTAACAAACCAGATAGTGAGTAAAATCCAATTAATACTCAGAAATATTTCAAATAATATTTCTAAAGTTCCTTTAGATTCATCTACATCTGGGCTAAAATGATTAAGAATCTTTAAATTTAGTAATATAAGTGGTATAGCAATAAATGTATACTGATATAAATTAGTTAATTGACCAGTATTAGTATCATCAAAATTAAAAACATATCCAAAAAAGCCTTTTTTGGTATCTTCAATTGGTTCTTGTATGTCCATATGATTTATAAAAAGAAATTAAAAATAATAATAGTAATAAATTAATGATAAAACATTCTTTAGAAAAGCTAAAAGAAAGAAATGGCGAAAAACACGATGAATATCAATATATTAGTCTAATAGAAGATATAATACAATATGGTGAAATGGTTTCAGGAAGAAATGGAAATGCTTTAACTACATTTGGCTCTGCAATGCATTTTAATTTAGAAAATAATATAGTACCAGTGTTAACAACAAAAAAAGTAGCAATTAAAACTTGTATTAAAGAGCTATTATGGTTTATAAGTGGCAAAACAAGTAACAAAATTTTAAAAAGTCAAAATGTTCATATATGGGATGGAAATGGTTCAAGAGATTTTTTAGATAGCAGAGGCCTAACTAATTTAGAAGAAGATGATTTAGGTCCAGTTTATGGACATCAATGGAGACATTTTAATGCACCATATACAAACTGTGAAACAGACTATACAGATAAAGGTGTAGATCAATTATTATATATTATAAAATGTCTAAAAGATCCAAAAGAGAGATATTCTAGAAGATTAGTTATGTCAGCGTGGAATCCTTGTCAACTAGAAGAAATGGCATTACCTCCTTGCCATGTTTTAGCACAATTTAATGTTGTAAAAGATGAACTTTCTTGCTCATTATATCAAAGAAGTGGAGATGTAGGTTTAGGAGTTCCATTTAATATAGCTTCATATAGTATTTTAACACATATTATAGCAAAACATTGTAATTTAAAGCCCAAAGAATTTGTATATTATTTAGGAAATACTCATATATATGATGATCATATAGAAGAATTAAAACAACAAATTGAGAGAAAGCCATATAAATTTCCTGAAATATGTATAAAAAATACATATACTTCGATTGACGAATATAGAATATCTGATATCGATATTATAGATTATGAATATCATCCTCCAATAAAAATGGAAATGCGAAAATAATAGAAAAATTTAGTATAAATAATAGTTTATATGAGTGGAAACGCCGCATTAGCTGCTGCCAAACGGAGAAGAAATCCAGCTGAACAACAATTTAGCTCTAATACTTCTATGCCAGATATGTTACAAGACGATGAACCATGCTTAGCTAAATTAATAAATTCCAGAAACACAAATGAAAATGGTATAAAAACTAATAGAACTGCGAATGCTAGTCACCCTCTTCAGTTATTACGTGATCATGATAAGATATTATTTATTTTAGAAAGAAGATTGGAAATGTTAGAAGAAAAAGGTGGTATGGGTAATGGTAGTAATAGTGGTGAATTAGAAAATTTTACACGAAATACTAATTCAGAATTAAAATTATTAAAATCATCTCTTATAAAACAACAAAAAAGTGTGCAAGAATTAACAACACTAGTAACATCTCTCCGAGGTACAATTTCAAACCAGAATGCTACTATTGCTGATTTAACAGAACAATTAAATAGTGCAACATTAAATCAATCTACTGAAATTAAAGTAGATGAATCAGATGTAAAAAGTCAGTCAACTATGAAATTAGATATTTCTGAAACCAAATAAATAAGTAAAATATGTAAAATACAAAAAAAATTATTATATTGAGAAGTTAAATGAATATAATAATAACAGTATTTATATTTGTAACAGTATTATTTTTATATTTACACATATTTTATCATTATAAAACAAGCAATGATTTAGAAGTATTTGAAGTATCAAATTTATCAAAAGAACGCTTTGAAGAGGTATGTAATTTACGGCAACCATTAACTTTAGATTTAGATATTAATTGTTTTAATCAATTAGATACAGCAAATATTAATAAATTATATGGATCATTTGATATAAAATTAAGAGATATTTCAGGTAATAATAATAGAGAGCTTTATTTACCAATAAATTTTAATAAAGCATTAGTAGTAGTAAAACGAGATAAAACTTCAAATTATTTCTCTGAAAATAATGAAGAATTTTTAAAAGAAACAAGTTTAATAAAAAATTTAAAAACAAATGATTTGTTTTTAAGACCTTTTTCATTAATGTCTAGTCAATATGATTATCTTTTTGGTTCTCTTAATACTAAAACACCATTTAGATATGATATAAATTACAGACATTTTATAGTAGTTTTAAATGGAAATGTTACAGTAAAGTTAGCCCCACCAAAAAGTAGTAAATATCTTTTTCCAAATAAAGATTATGACAATTTTGAATTTAGATCACCAGTAAATCCCTGGGATACACAAAAACAATATCAACACGATTTTAGTAAAGTTAAATGCTTAGATGTTACATTAGAAAAAGGAAAATTACTATTTATTCCAGCATATTGGTGGAATAGTATACAGTTTAATACATCAGATACAGTATTATTAAGTTTTAAATATAGAAGTTATATGAATAATATAGCTATATTACCCGAATATTTTAAGTATTTTTTACAAAGACAAAATATTAAACACGATGTTATGCAAAAAATAAAGATTGATTAATAACAATCATCTGCTAAATCTGATAAAATCATACCGCCAAGTAAGCCAGTAGTAAATCCATCCACCATAGGATTTTGGTTAGCATATATGATAATAGGTTGTCCATTAGGATTATGATTAACTACTCCTACTTGTGGATATTGTTGTACTTGTGGATATTGTTGTACAGGAATTCCTTTTGGAATATTGTGTGTGTCTTCGTGTATATAGACTGGAGTAGCAATATGTGATTGCTCTTTTTCTCTCTCTTTACTCGAAAAAATTTCGCAAATATTTCCCATATATTTATAAATTATAAATTTATTTATAAATATATTTATAAATAAAATTGAGTAAAAATATATTTATAAACTATTAATAATAATGCATTATAAAATCCATATTTTAGATAGTAATTATAGGTCTTGGGAAATATATGATCAGCATACAAATAACTTAGTAGAATTAGACATAAATCCTATAGAAAAAAAGATTTTATCTGGTGATGTAATTGATAATACAGGAACAATTATTAATTCTCCATTGCGACTAGCTAAAAACTTAGCTGGAATTCTTATATTAAAAGGTAAAACATATGGAAGAAATACAACAGGAAAAAAGTTTTTATATAAATGTATACCAAATGATAAACGATTACCTGCATTTTTAATACCATATGAAGAAAAACATGTCACTTTTAATAAAAATATAACTAATAAATACATTCTTTTTAAATTTAATAACTGGGATAGTAAACATCCAGTTGGAACACTAAATAATGTAGTTGGTAATATAGACGATTTGTCTGCATTTTATGAATACCAGTTACATTGCAAAGATTTATTTAAACCTCTTAAAAAATTTATTAATGATGTAAATCGTGCAAATCGTGAACTAGGAATAAATATATATGATAATATTATTAAATTACATCCAAATATTGAAGATAGGAGAGAACATTATGTTATATCTATAGATCCATCTGGTAGTACAGATTTAGATGATGCGTTTAGTATGATTGATAACAAACTTAGTATATATGTAGCAAATGTACCACTTTTATTAGACTATTTTAAACTTTGGGATTCATTTTCAGAGAGAATATCAACAATATATTTACCTGATAGAAAATGCCCTATGTTACCAACCTTATTATCTGAAAATTTATGTAGTTTATTAGAAAATCAAGAGAGATTAGCATTTTGTATTGATTTAATAATTAACGATAATCAAATTACTGATATAATTTTTAAAAATGTTATAATTAAAGTTTCAAAAAATTATATTTATAATGAAGAGAGACTAGATAACGATGAACTATATAAAAAAGTATTTGATTGTATAAATAAATTAAATAAACGAGAAAAATATATGAGAGAAATTACTGATAGTCATCATATTGTATCATATCTTATGTTACTTATGAATAATAAATCAGCAGATAAGTTAGAAGAATTTAAAACAGGTATTTATAGGAGTATTACATTAAAAGAGTCTAAATTAAAACATCCAGATACTATACCAAGTGAAATTTATGATTTTATTAAAATTTGGCAGTGTGCAAGTGGTAAATATACTAACTATAAAGAAAATAATGGTCATCAATTAATTAACTCAGGTTTAGATAATTATGTACATATAACATCTCCAATTCGACGGTTAGTTGATCTATTAAATATGCTTAAATTACAAGAAAAATTAAAATTAAGTCAACTGTCAAATAAATCTATAGATTTTTATAATTATTGGGAAAATCAGTTAGAGTATATTAATACTACAATGCGAGCTATTAGAAAAGTTCAAACAGATTGTAATATGTTAAATATGTGTACCAATGATAAATCTATATTAGAAACAAATTATAAAGGATATTTATTTGATATGATAGAGAGACCGTTCAAATTAAATCAGTATACTGTTTATATTCCAGATCTTAAATTATTTACAAGAGTAAATACAAAAAATATATTAGATAATTATACCGCAAGCAATTTTAAACTATATTTATTACAAGATGGTATAACTCTAAAACAAAAAATTAGAGCTGAAATAATTTAAAATTTTAAAATAATCAATATAATTATAATAGTTATTATTAAAAATATAAAACAAAATAGCTTAACATAAAATCGCCTCTTTTTCACTCTATATTTTTTAGCTTTTTCTAATTGAATATTAGCTTTATCAATATGTGAAAAAGAATTTTGAATATTAGTTTCTATATTTTCAATCTGTTCGCCTTGATATGAGACTAAAAGTGATATATCTGTAAATAAATCACTAACTTCTTGTATACCTCTTGCTAATCGATTTATATCTTGTTCTCTCTCTCTAAGTTCTATATCAATTAGTTGCTCTTGCATTATTGTATAATATTATACAATTTTTAAATATATAAAGATTGATTTGTTACAACATATTTCAGTGTTAAGATTGGAATTTCTTTAACTTTTTGAAGTAAGTTTATATTGTCAAGAATATCACATATTTTTTCTAATTCTTTTGCAATATTATTAATTTTAAGAATTGCTTTAATAAATTCTCCCAAAAATATCTCTTTATCTGCTTTAATAGTGTTTATTAATTCCATACATTGCTGCTCATTTGTAGTATTACACCATTTAATAATATAATCAATTAATTCATAATTTATATCATATTCTGCTCCTGTATCAACTTGATATTCAACTTCTACATCGTAATATTTTTCAATTAAAATTCCAATATCTTTACAACAATTTTTAACCTTACTATTAATATGTGTATCTCCAGGAATAGATAATCTCATATCTTGTGGAATAGATATATTAGTAAAACAACTTAGTACTCCAGTAAGTTCTTTTGCACTAAAATCTGTAAAACCGTTATATTTTTCATAAAGATCGCCTAACACTAATGGATGAAGTTCTTGTATATGCATAGCCACAATACCTTTATTTGTTAATCCATAACCATATTCTAAAAACCCATTAGTGTTTAAAATGTGAATAATATTATCTATATTATTTTGAATATAGTTAACTGCATTCATTTTAAATCCTCCATTTTTTTTCTTTTCATCTAATATTGATTCATATTCAATAAGATATTCTATATCTTTTTTGACTGTTTTATTTTGATCTCTAATTTCGCTAATTTCTTTCTGTAAACGTTTTTTTTGTTTATTATTAACAATTTTAATATTATTAGTCAATTCATTATATTTTTTAAGAATATCTACACTAGTTTTGCATATAGCCTGATCATTTAAAGTTTCTTCACATATTTTTAGTTTATCTTCTAACTCTTTATCTAATTTATCATACATATTAATCTCTTTTGTAATATCATTTTGAACAAAACTCTTTTCCATAAAATTAATTAATTCATTATCTATTTGATGTGCAAGACTATGTCCTTGTGCTGATATAATACTTAAAATTAAGTTAAATGATATCTTAAATTGAGATATTAACATTTTAGGTGGACCAGTTAACATTGCTTTATAGGTCTTAAATTCTGGCATTCTAAATAGATTATTGCAATGAATTACATGACCAATTTTATCAATACCTCGTCTACCAGCTCTACCGGCCATCTGTGTATATTCATGTGACAGTAGTTCTCTCATACCATTTCCACTAAATTTACTAAGTTGTGTAAATATAACTGTTTTAGTTGGCATATTAATACCAACTGCAAATGTTTCTGTTGCAAATAGTAATTTAATATAACGTTTTTCAAAAAGTAGCTCAACCATTTCTCGTAAAATAGGCATTATACCTGCGTGATGAATTGCAATGCCTTTTTTAAGTAAAGTAACAATACTTCTATATTCATCTAACATTGTATATTCTCGGTAATTTTTTAGTTTAGACATTAAAATTTTCTCACATTCATGCTCAATAATACTAGGTGTTTTATCATCTTTATCAAAAAGTGTATGGGTAATCTCTTTAGCTGCAATTTCTACATTTTTTCTTGAAAATATAAAACATATTGCCGGTAACATATCATTTCTATTTAAATATTGTACTAAATCATTTAATATATATTGCCGTTTACTAGTGATCTTATTTTTGAAAAAGTAATCTAATACTTTACTTGTTTTATAATAATTTGAGTCATTAAAAGTTCCATTACTACTAGCCACTTGTAATGGTTTATTAATAACTTCACGTAGTTTATATTCCATAGGTGTACCTTTATGGCTTTGAATTACTGATGGTGCACAAGATGTCCATAAATAATGTGTTAGTGGTACAACTCTCTCATATGTTGTTGTCATATATAATTGTTTTTTTTCTGATAATTCTAATCCTTTATTTTTTTCTGTTTCAAGCCATTCAGCAAATATTTGCGGTTTTTCAATAGTTGCAGATAACATAATTAACTGTACTTGAGGTGGTAATAGTAAGATTGATTGTTCCCAAACTGAACCACGGTCGGCATCACCAATATAATGAACTTCATCAAAAACAACAGCACCTAACTCTGTCTCGATATCTAAATCAAATTGTAATTCAATAGGTTTTGATTCACTATTTTTTGTATTAATTTTTTTATTAAAGAGTGTATTTCTTAAAATTTCAGTAGTCATAATAAGTACATCAGCCTCTGGATTGTCTTTAATATCTCCGGTTAAAATACCAAATGTGATATCTGGAAACTTTTGTTTGAAATCATATAACTTTTGATTACAAAGTGCTTTAATCGGTCCAGTATAAATTACTTTTTTACCTTTTTCTTTAAAATATCTAATTGCAAATTCAGCTGGAAGCGTCTTACCTGAACCAGTGTGAGCTGTTACTAAACTATGATGACCATTTACTATTGCAAATATTGACCATTTTTGAAAATCACTTAATGTATATGGAAATTGATTAAAATATTCTTGATATTCTAGATCATGATCTTTAAACTGGTCTTTACAGTGGACAACCATTTTAATATTAAATATAAAAAATATATTTAATATTTTTCAATTTTAATTGTTTAATGTTTTCTCTTTTTTGATAATCTCTTTTTTCTAGATTTTTTAGATTTTCTTTTACCGCCTTCTACAGTATCATCTGTTTTTAATTCTTCAAGCCCTCTATTGTATTCTACTCCATCAGGTGCATAACGATGTCTATTAGCTTTTTCATCTAAATAATGGGCAATATTTTTATGTTGTACATGATCCCGTAATATTTGCCAACGATCGGTAAACCTTTTCGCATCATATAATAATTCATCAAGATTATGATCAGTCCAGGGCCGCATCCCTTTATCATAAGCTGCATCTAAATATCTATATAACATTTCTAATTGGTCATCATTTAAACGGTGAAGATCATTGTAATCGAACCTCCCTCTGGCTCCAACGATCTCGCCTATACCCGCATTTAGTTGCCTGCGGCGCTCAACTCTGCTAAAATTTCTGAAATTTTTTTGTATTTTTTTAGCAGCAGCTGTTGTGTGTGATCGAGTACCGAGATATGGGGCTACACCACCTTTTTTACGTCTACTAGCTTTTGACTTGCGCTTAACTAAACGTCTAGTTGCTTTTAATTTTTTTGATTTTCTAGATTTTCTAGATTTTCTTGATTTTCTAGATTTTCTAGATTTTCTTGATTTTCTAGATTTTCTAGATTTTCTTGATTTTCTTGATTTTCTTGATTTTTTACCGCCATCTACTTCTCTAAAATCACTATACTTTCTTTCTTCTCTAAAATTTGGATCAAATTTGTATGAATAAATAAATCTTATTTTTTCACCAGCAACCCCTGGATTTTTTTCATTTAAATTATTTTCTAAAACATATTTAGCCCATTCTTTTTCAGCATCTTCATTAAGTTGCATTTCTTTATTATCCAAAATTGAAAAATTTGGATTATTATTTAATACTGACGTGACGTTCTGCTTAGACATATATATATATAAATATATTATTATGTACAACTTTCTAAAGAAGGTTGTATTAAATTGCCGTTACTATCAGTTCCTGCAATTATAATCTTACCTATTGCTGTATGTACTACATATAGAATTGTATACATATTATTTGTAGTATTTGACTCCCATATTTTTTGTCCACAAAAATTTAGTTGATTTACACCAAGGCTTCCCAGAAAAGAATTATAGTCATCTTCCATAACATCAAGTATATGAATCAATGCGTCTTGATAGGATTCATATATTTGATCGTGTAATCCAGCATCATCTTTATCATTAACCTGCGATATAGTATATTCTGGTATTTTATAACTAGACGAACTAATATTATATGTACCTGAATTTGATTCATTATTAATAGTATTTTTTTTAGTAATTGATATTATACTATTATCATCAAGTTGTGTATTAAAAATAAATTCAATAGTATTACTATTACTACTAGTAATTGTTATTGTATTAGTTTCTTCATTTATAGAATATTCCATTCCCAATACTTTTTCATCATCAGTTATATGGTTGGAGGAGGTCTGCCAATATATTTTTTTATAATCATAATAAAAATATAAAAAATTTTTTCCATAATTATCGTTCCATTCAACAAGTAAATTTTCTAAATTTGGTAAACTTCCACCACCCTCCACATTATCATCACCATCTCCACCATCGCCATTATTAATATTATTACACGGATTTGCGCTAGGTATTATTATATCACCATTTTCATCAGTTCCGCCAAGCAATATATCGCCCCACCCCCAAGCTTCAATTGCATAATAGTGTGTAGTTGGTAATAGTTCTTGAGGATAAATCCAGACATTAATATTACAAATATGTATTTCAAAACTACCAAAATTCTTACTATATTCACTTATCTTAGTTATAAAATTAAGCCCTAATTCTGTAATAGTATTTTTAGCTTCATCAAATGTATCGGTTGATGTAAATTGTAAATTAGCTCCATCATGATTATTAATTGGTTGTATATAATAAGTTGGTGGGATAGTATAGGTTATTGCAACAGCATAAATATTTTGTGTAATATTTCCCATTTTAGTCATTAATTTTGTAATAGATATTATATTATTATTATCATCAATAGTTAAAGTAAATTTATAATTTGTATTATCTGTTGTTGTAAATATTATCTGATTTTGATCAGTTATATCATAACTATTGCCAAGAATATAATCATGTATAGGGACAGCTGGGAATTGAGGACCGCCTTCAGTGCGCCAATATACTTTTTGTGTTACTGAAAAATATAAACCATTTCCTAAATTATTCTCATCAAACCATACTATAAAAAAATTTGTTAAATCTAAATTACCATTCCCTGTTAAATCTAAATTGCCATTCCCTGTTAAATCTAAATTACTGTCATTTAAACATTTACAATCAGGTACAGATTTACAACAACCGTTTGGAGTATCTCTAATTGGCATTGCGGGCCATACCTTGTTCCATTTATCCACACGCATTTGCATCGTTTTACGCTGTTCAGTATTTACGCCATCAGCCGGTGTGCGTGTCATACCACCAGTTGTTCCAGCACCTACACGCGCAAGTTGATTTGTTGTATTAATAGGATATTCTGGGCTTGCCATGTAACCAGCCCTATAGGCAGCTAAAAATGAGTTTCCAGCAAGTGGTGGAGCCTTATGACCACTAGAACCATTAACAACTGCTTTGTATGTAAATCTACCCATACCAATGTGTCTACCTAATCCAGCTTTGCTTTCGCCGCCAAAAGTTTCTCTAGCAGTCAGTGGAGTAGTATTCATACTAGGGGTAGCATAGCCTCTAGAAGATGGATTGCCTAACCTGCGACCCATTATATTATATTATATAATATAATATTTATAAATATTATATAAAATTACATTGAATGATTATTATATGACATATATAATATCAAATAAATATAGAGTAATAGAACAAATAGGAGAAGGTTCATTTGGTAAAGTTTTTTTGGGCAAACATATAAGAACAGATGAAAATATAGCTATTAAAATTCAATTTAAGTCTGTTGTTAATGTTTTACAGCATGAGGCAAAAATATATAAAGAACTTGTAGATATAAGTGGAGTTCCTTTATTAAGAAATTATGGTTGTGATAATGGGTTTCACTACCTAATTATAGATAAACTAGATATTTCTCTCGATAAAGCAAATTTTGACCAATTGGAATGTATAAAATATTTTAAAAAATCAGTAGAAATAGTTAGAGATATTCATCAAAAAAATATTCTTCATCGTGATATAAAACCGGATAATTTTATGATAAAAGAGAGAAATAGTATAAAAGAGTTGTATATAATTGATTTGGGATTAGCAAAAAGATATATTATAGACGGTAATCATATAGAAGAAAAACAAGATAAAAATATAATAGGTACAGTTAAATATGCTAGTATTAATATACATAATGGTATAGAGTCTAGTAGGAGAGATGATATAGAATCCCTTTGTTATACATATATTTCTCTCTATGGAAAAAATTTACCCTGGTCAGAATTATGTGAAAACTTAAAAAAAGATATATCAGGTAATGATATATATAAAGATAAAATAAAAAAGATGAAAACCAGATTAGATTGGTTATTAGATATACCAGGTGAATTTTTAACAATTTTATTATATTGTAGAAAACTGAAATTTTTAGATAAACCTAACTATAAGTATATTATAAATTTATTAGAAAATCTAATAAGTATATATAAATGGGATGTGGATACTCAACTCCAAAAAGTGTGAGAGATGAAATTTTAGAAATAGAACATCTTGCAAAATCAGAAACAAGAGAGAAAAACGAGATAAAAATAATGACGAAAAATAATAAAAACAAATATAATGGAATAGTTACAATATATGAATAATTTAATTCATTGTTACAGCCCATCTTAATCCGCAACAACCACAACATATCTCGTTCTCAAAAATTTTAATTTTTTCTATAATAATATCATAATCTTTTTTTAATTTAATCAATTCATTTTTTAAAACATTATTTTCTTCTTCTAATGTTAAATTATTATTATTTTCGATTTTATTAATTGGAGAAGGTGGTTTTCCATCTAATATATTATAACTATTCATATATAAACTAATTTATAGAAATTAGTTTATATTTATTTTTTATTATTTAAATGCCAATTATTAAAAAAATTAATTAAAGACTCAATATAAGCATTTCTACGTTTTTCATTAATATATTTTTGTAAGTCTATATATTCCATATATTAATAGTGATAATATATTTTTACAGGGGTAAAACAACTATTCCAATTAAAATTATAATTAAATGTTGAAGTATAAATAGTTAAACATTTATAAAGAGTTTTTGATAATTTTTTAGAATTATTATCAATAACAATATTGTTATTTTCATTATCTATTAACAATTCTTCTTCTTGAATTTGATATCTGTAAATATTCCAAATACATCTCACTAATTGGTATAGGCGGTAACAATAGTTATAATCACAAATACTACAATATTTAGTATAAAGATTATATATTTCAATAATATCAGTATAAAATTGAACTTGGCGTTGATTTATACTATCTTCTCTCATAATACTCCAACTTTGACAATCTAAATTTCCAAGATATTTATTAACCCTATTAGATAAAATTTTGTTAATAGATTTATTAAATTTTTCAATATAATAAGGTGTTCTTAAATGATAAAGCACAATATCTTGTACTTCTCTTGGTAATGGTTTAAGTAGACTATTTATTTTTTGCCTACACTTATAAGAACGATATAAAGACTGAATCTTAATAATATTTTCATTATAGATTTGTTTTGCGTGAATGTGACAATATCTTTTGTTTTGTATAATAAAAGTAAAATTTTTTTTGCACACCAAATTTTTGTTAGTATAACATTGACAACGAATTGAATGCATTTTTGTATAATATTACTACTGCAAAATATTTTTTTTCAATTTTATATTTTTAATGATATATCTAAACAATTTAAAAAGACAACACATAATAATGTATAACAATGACATCCCAGGAAACACAAGTTGTTTCATCTAGCGATGAGAACTCTAGCGCTGTTACACGTGGACGTGTAAAGTGGTTTAATAATCGTGCAGGTTATGGATTTATCACAGTATCTAGTGGTGATCACAAAAATGAAGATGTATTTGTTCATCATTCTGCCGTGCAGGTTAAACAAGAACAATATCGGTATCTTGTACAGGGTGAATATGTAGATTTTAAACTATGTGCGGTAAGTGATGAATCTCATAAATGGCAGGCGGGCGAAGTAAGTGGTGTTGATGGTGAGAAACTAATGTGTGAAACTCGCCTAGAATCTCGCTCTACTCGTACAAGCCGTAAAGATTCTACAACAGAAGGTACACGAACTACATCTGGACCACGGTATACACCGCGTGATAGTACCGAACAGGGGCATTATCGTGTAAGATCTCGTGGACCAGGTCCTCGCGAAGGAGACGAGTGGATGCTTGTAAGACGCAAACCACAGCAGTCTCAGTATCGTGATCGTAGTACAAGTACTAAGTCACCACAAAAAGAACCTATGCGTGCACGCAATCCACGTCAAGGAGATTATCGTATGCTAAATAACGATGGGGATGCTTAAATTATAAATTTTAATTTAATATAAAGATATTTATTAAATTAAAATAATGGATAAAGATGAATCAGATGAATTACTAGAACTAATATCATATTTTAAATTCTATATTAAAGAATTAGATAGTGATATTAATATTTTAATTAAATTATTAAAAAAACACAACACATATAACAATAACTACAATAGTAACAATTAAAATAGAACCAATTTTTTTAAAATATTTATTTACAGTATCTTGTCTCCTTGGATGTATTATATTTGATATTTGTATTGTATTTGTATTATTAATATTTATTAATGTATAACTATTATCAATTACAGGTTCAATCAAATCATTGCAAAATTGGTTATATTGATTACAAATAAAACAATTTGGATTTGATTTATTATTGCTATACCATTTTTGTAAACAGTCTAAATGGACTTGATTTTTACAACATTCTAAAATATAGGTATTTGAATTAATATCATTAGAAATAGGATCTAAACAAATATAACATTCTAAATTATTATCGTTCATAATTAAAATAATAATATAAATTTATATTATTTTAATTTATCTTTTTTTTGATCTTCTATGTTTTCTACTCTTTTTTCTTCTACGTTTTCTTCCTCCACTTAATCCTACTGCACTTTGGGCTTTGCGAGTTTGTTTTCCTAAAAATGACCCAATACCACTAACCGCACCTGTTAATGTTGATAATCCTTTATTAAATATATTTCCTGTATCATGACCTACAGTTTTTACCGCAGATGTAGTTGTTCTACCTACAGAATGTGCTACGGAACTAACATCACGCCCAGCAGTATTAAAACCTTGTTGTGTACTGCTAACTAAAGTACCACCGCGTTTGTGGCTTCGCTTTCTATGACGCTTTTTTAATGACCTTTTTTTGCCGCCTATGCGTGTTGATAAAGGACGAAGAGCTGGTAACAAAGGCCGATTTTTTACACCAAACCTTAATCCGCCCTTTCTTTGCTTGTATGTTCTACAGGTACTCATTATATATTATCTAAATATAATTTATAAAAATAATTTATAAATTATATTTATATAATAATATAATATGTCAAAGTGTCCAGTATGTACCAAAAAAATTAAACTAACAGATATTCAATGTAAATGTGGTAGTACATTTTGTAGTTTACATAGGTATCCAGATATGCACGATTGCTCATTTAATTTTAAAGTAAATGAGAGAAATCTTATAGAAAAAAATAATCCAAAAATTGTACCAGATAAACTTATAAAATTATAATGCGATAAAAAATTGATTTAGAGTTATACTACTAACTTATAGTACCTGGAGCCTAGTTTATAAACAATGAACTATTGGGACACACTTCCATTGGACATTCAAACTTATATTTACAAAATTTCTTTAGCTAAACTTGTTCAAAAAAAATGGCAACGACACCCTACAATTATTGCTAAAAATAAAGCTAAATATTTACTCACTTTACCATATAGCGTAGATGTTATTTGTCCTTATACTGCAAATGTATTAGAATTTTGTGCAAAATATTCTGGAAAAAAATCAGAGTTTTGGATATCATTTTGTATGATGGTTTTAGACAGTTTAATATTAAATATATGGACTACAGATATGGGACACGGATGGATTCGGCGATGCAATAATGCGCACGAAATACTTATAAAAAAATATAATATTATATCAGACTATAATGATTTAATATTAAGAGAATTATCGGTGAACCATTTTTCATCAGGTTCTTTAATGATATTGCAAAATATAGTTTTAGTATAATAAATAAAAATTAGTGTAAAATTTTTTTGTATCCGAAAAAAATTGAAAATGCATGCTCTCATATGTAAACTATTAGTAATAAGATGCAAGTTATTATGGAGCCAGCTAATCTAGACATTATTAAGTATCTTTCTAGAGAGATTGTAAATAGTCTAAGTGAAAAATATAAATTTGATGCTGATGATGCAGTTTCATATCTAAGTGTAAACACAGAACGTTGTGAAACTAGTAAAGAAGAAATAAAAACAACACAAAAAACAAATATTCCATTGCCATTTTGTGGTGTTATTAATAAAACTTGTTGTCAAGGAATTCGTCTTAATTATGGTTTATATACACAATGTATAAATGCACCTTCTGTATATAATAAAAGATTTCCAGTGTGTAGTACTTGTAGCAAACAGGTAGACAAAAATTCTAATGAAGAACCAAATTACGGGTTTATTAGTGATCGACTAGAAAAGGGAGATAAGTTTCGTGATCCAAAAGGCAAATCACCAGTTAATTATGCAAATATTATGGAAAAATTAAAAATTACACGTGAAGAAGCTGAAACTGCTGCTAAAAAGCTAGGATTAACTATTCCTGAAGAGCAGTTTACTATTAAAAAGGCTACTAGAGGACGTCCAAAGAAAGATACTACAGCAGATGATACCGCAAGCGAAGCTAGTTCAGTTGAACCAAAAGAACAAAAGAAACGCGGACGTCCTAAAAAAAATAAAGAAGTGGTTGATGTCGATGATATCGGTAGTAAACTACTTGAACAACTATCAGAACCTATCGTAAAAAAAGAACAAAGTAAAGAAGAGATTCAACCTGATAATCAATCTAGTTATGATCCAAATTCAGATGTTATTGAAGATAACAGCCCAGATGATACTCCAGATGATACTCCAGATGATACTGATGGTATTGAAGTTCAGCCTATTAAATTAAGTAAAAAAGCAGAATTAGGATATATTGAAGTTGAATGCGAGGAAGATGCAGATTACTTACTTGCTAGCAATAATAGTATTTATCGTACAAAAACTTGGGATTTACTCGGAGTATGGAATGCTAAGACAAAGCAAGTAGAAGAAGTTGACAGTGATGATGAGTAAATCTAAAACTATAACCTATATAACAAAAAATATAATAATATTTTTTTATAATTTAAATATATATGTCAATTTGTAAAATATTATCATTATTACTATTTGTTTTAATTATATTTCATATAATTAATATAAGTAATGTAGATAACAAAGAAGGATATAGAGGTCGTCGTAGAGGTAGACGCAGATGGTATGGTCAAGATTGGGGATATAGATATAGGCCACCGCCTAGATATAGTTATTGGAACTGGCGTTCATTTCCTGTATGGGGTTCAATTCCTTTTTGGGGACCATATGTAAGCGAATATTGTCCAACAGGATGTTCTAACTTAGGCAGAGGACGCTGGGGTTGTACCAATCCAGGTAATGGGCCAAATGACTGTGTTTTTGCAGTTGATTGTGCTCCTTGTGGATATTAATTATCTTATATTACTATATATGTTAAGTAACCAGGAAATAATATATATAGTATACTATGTTGTTGAAAGAGTATTAAGTTTATTAGTATTAGGGTCATATGGTGCTGCAACTTTTGGAGTATTATTAGGGTTTATAATTAATTTAGGAATTTTACACTTACTTATTAAATATAATTTCCAAAAATTAGCTAATGTAGTTTTAGTAATTGGAATTTTATTAGGTGTAATTTCACAAATTTTATGTTTTAAAAATTTAACATCTTGTAATAGACAAGAGGGGATGCAGAATACTAAAGCAAGAGCTCGACGTGTTAGAAATAAATTAAAACAATTTAAAGTAAGACAAGATGAAGAAAATGATGATATGAAACAATATAAGTTACAAAAAAAATAAAAAAACTTGGAGGTTGAGCTCACATCATCAGCTGCTGGTCGTCTATTTCCGTCCTATTAGGTAAGTCGCGCGGACGACTCACAGCTTACGCCAACAATATTATCTCTAAAAGAGCAGACAATATTGTTCTAATAGGCAATAACCGTGCTAAGGTCCCTGTGTTGGCCAAACACAGGCTGCTAATCACACTGATGATCGTTACCAAGTTGTTTTTTATCACTAAATTCATATACTCGACAATATATTCAATTGCGAATATATATTGAGATAATCCATCGATGCCCCTACTCGACGTCGTGGCAAGTAGGTACCCTTGAGAGCTTAGGGTATGTCGGAAATCACAACAAGCATCTTTGGTCTCTGCAACATAAGCGTGCAGGTAATCTCTCAATTATTATTATTAATATTTGCTAACTGTTAGAGAACATCGGCTTCCATCAGGCTACTATAACAGTAGCTCGATTACACTATAACTATATAGCTCGCTCGACATTTCAATTTTTTATTTTTTTGTTTTTTAATTTTTTAGTTTTTGTTTTAAAGTTGTGTTTTTTTATTTTTTTAGTTTTTCTATATTTATTTAATCTATTAAAAGCTAAACCATCTTGGTATACATAAAGTTTTTCAATCTTAAAAGATCTATTATCAGAATTTAATGTACGATGTTTGTTTTTTTTCCATACAATTATAAAATCTTTTGGAGCAGTTTCTTCTGATATAAAAACATAATTATTTTTACTCCATTCTCTCATTACTTCCCAAAATTTTGAATGGTCAAAAACTCCAGTTTCATACCCTTGTGTATTCTTATATGGTGGATCGCAGTATATTAACATATTACTAGGATTCCAACTATCATATGACTTATTATAAAATTTGATATTGGGCTTCTGAATAATTTTTTGAATTTTATTTAAAGAATTTTTAAATTCTTTATAAAAATCTCTATTGCTATCCTTTGCGTGTTTTTGAATATATCCACCAAAAAATTTACCACCAAAACTCATTCCAAATCCGGCTACAGCCCTCATTGCACTTGGTGTATCAGAATTTTTTAATTGATTGTACATTTTTTCATTAAATGTTTTTGGGAGCTTTAATCTATTATCTTGTAATTTTTTCCACATTAATATAATATCTGGTTGTAGATCTGATGCAATATATTTTTTATAATTGTATTTTATCATTTGTTTAAAAACTCCTAATGAGCCACAAAATGGTTCAAAATATCCATCAACAATGGCTGGTTCCACGTTATTATGCATAAATGATGCAATATAATTTCCTATTAGATGTTTTGCGCCTACATACTTCATATGTATATATACTATATATATACATAGTAAAAAAATAGTCAGCTTCAAAAATAAAAATTTATTGTTAGAAAGATTAAATTTTTGAGACAATTATTTAATTTTTCTAACAATAGATTTTGTCTTTTGATATCTGACTACTTTATCACCTAGCGTAATTTCAATATACTCATTATCATGGTCAGAACTATAATTAATTTTGAGTGATGCCAGTTCTTCTGGTGTCATAAGAGTATACTTGCCCCACCCCACTCTCCATATACACTTTTCATTTCTATGAGCTTTTATATCTTTAAATACAGTTCCTTCTGTTCCTTCCACACCCTTGCCCATGTAACTCTTCCCGTCGATCCAACCTAGTTCTAGAACACTTTGCTGCAAAGTGTCCCGAATTGCATTGGTTGGGTTGCTGATTGAATCCCACCACTCCTTAAAGTTTTTACAAATTTTTCTGTAGATGTCTTTAGTTTTTATCTTGTTCTTACCCGTTTCTTGCTGCAGCTCCCTAACAATTTTTACAATTGCCTCTCTGCTGGGTGGCGATTGTCTAACGGCCCGCCTCAACCTTTCTCGTCTCTCTCTATTCTCTCTTTCTTTTCTCGCTTCTTCCTCCTCCACTCTCTTTCTTGCTTCTTCCTCCTCCATTTCTTTTTTCTCTGCACTTAGACTTGCTGCAACCCATGGTGTTTTTTCTATATTTTGGGCAATGGCACGCGCCTCGGTGGCCGCTGCCAGAATCTTTTCTAGAGGAGATAAGGTGTCACTTTCTTTACAATTAATATGAATGTCACCATTCATATTAATTGTACCATTATTAACAATCATAAATGGTTGAGTCATAATCTGATTCACTCCCTAACTATTAATCATGGAGAGATAACATTTCAATTTTTAAAATAAAAAAAATTTGCAGTAATCTTTAAATATTTTAATAATAATTATATTGCAAGTATAATTTAAAGATGCCAAAGAGATTTAGTTTTGTCGGGTAAGTGGGCCCATCGTCGTCGAGTTTCGTGTAGAATGTTGTGAGTATTAGGAGTGTAGTGGTTATCGTGTAGGTAGGTAATAACGTGGTTTCTAGAGTTAGCGGCATAATTATTAAAAGCAGTGTTGGAAGCGGGGGGGGCAGACTTGCCTGAGGTAGCCTTCCGGGGGGCGGTAGACTTGCTGGAGAGAGCCTGACGAGGCATAGAGACCGAGAAGAGGGCGGATAAGTAGTTATAGATGATATATAGTAGTTGACAAAATTGTCAACTTTTTTTTCATACTCGAGAGAAAAAAGTGCATATTTATTGTAATTATATTAAGAGTTAATGAGTGTTATTTTTATGGAAATGATGGGTTGAAGGGGTATCCCCTTTACCATTTTTGGTAACGCTTGACAATCTCACTGCTCACAAACTGCGCATAGGGGGCACTCTGAAATAGCTGCTGCTCCTCAGGCGAACATGGACGCGTGCGTAGGCGGTGATTGATGTCAAACTTTGGAGTAAGCTCACGGCCGAAACAGAAGAGAAATTCCACAGACAAGTTGGCAACATCAACCCCAGTCCACTTTTTAACTTTTGTCTCAAGATACTTCTCGAATGCCTTGAGGACAGCCAATGCATTCGCAGTAATCTCGCCCATATGATCAATGGCATTTAAGATTAGTTCATCACCAAGAATAGTCCACTCCGCCGGGAGGGTAACTCCCTTCAAAGAGGCCTTGTCAATAAATGCGAAACAATTCATCTGTTTTGCGACGAGTACCGCACCAGCATCCAGATCGCCTTTGTATTTAGGATTTAAGAGATAAGGATTGAGAAGAATGTTGTAAATGTCCCTGTGGACATTAGGAGTCCACATCGGAACCTCTTTTTCTCTCTGTGCAACTTCAGCTGCATCAGGAGTAGTAGCATTTACACTACAAGTAGCCAAATATTGTTCAAGCTCTTGCTGAGTAAAAGCGGACGCTTGAGGCTGTGACGCCGGAGGGGTCTGAGTTTGGAACAGCGGCGCGATGGGCTGCTGGGCGGGTTGCTGCGGCTGAAAGAGATTAGTACTAGTAGTAGTAGGCATTTGAAAACCAGGTTGCTGAGCAGGTTGCTGAGTCTGGAACATATTAGTAGTAGTGGTAGCAGGTTGCTGAGTCTGGAACATATTAGTAGTAGTGGTAGCAGGTTGCTGGGTCTGGAACATATTAGTAGTAGTGGTAGCAGGTTGCTGGGTCTGGAACAGATTGCCGGTAGTGCTTGGCTGGAATGCAGTAGTTGATGATGATTGAAAAGGATTGCCAGAGGTAGCCGGCTTAGTCTGGAACATATTGCCAGAGGTAGTAGGCTGGGAACCTGTGAATGCAAAGCCCGAGGTAGGCTTAGATGCAGTCGAGGTAGAGTTGAATGAGTAGGTATTTTTAGATCCGAAACCAGACATTATAACGATCGATGAGTGTGGTACATTAGAAATATGGGTACCTTTGCTGTTTCAATTTTTCGAAAATTCTATGATACAGAGAGAAAAAAAGTATACAATTTTTATTTTTTAATTAAGAGTTACACACAGACTCCCTTACACTGCCTCTACTTTACACCCCTAAAGCCACACACTTAATCCGAATCACCCTCACTATTATCAGGAGTCTTAGCCGCTTCATTCCACTCGGCCTTCTCCTCCTCAGAGAGTGCCTTCCAACGCTTGGCGAGCTGACTCATAGTATCAGCAGGCTTCAGCTTCTCGCCCTCAGCAAGTTCTGCTTCAAGTTCGGCCTTAACCTCTGCACGAATAGAATTGCAGAACATGATGTAGCCACTCTGCTTTTTCTTAACAGGCGCAGTAGAGGTGTTAGCCTCACTGGCCTTCTCAACCTTCTTGGTCTCCTTCTTGGCGGGCTTCTTCTCAACCTTCTTGGTCTCCTTCTTCACCGCCTCATCATCAGAGGAGGCAGCCACCGATTCTCCATCACTCTCGGCAGCATTCTTGGTCTTTGCCTTCTCGTTCCACTCAGCCTTCTCCTCATCAGAGAGTGCCTTCCAACGGCCAGCAAGTTCGGTAACTACCTGAGACGGCTTGAGCTTCTCGCCATCGGCAAGAGACTGAGCCATTTCATCAGTAACCTCCTTCCTGAGCTCGCCAGTGTACATCAGATAGCCGGTAGTACCACGCTTGGTCTTAGGCTTGTCAGTAGTGTCAGCCTTCTTCTTTCCAGAAGCCTTGGTTGCAGCCTTAATCTCAAACTTGTCGAGATTAAGTGAACCCATAGCTTCCTTGAGATCAAAACTGTACTTTTCAGACAAGGCGCGAACAGCCTGGCCAACAGCATCTGCGCACATCGACTGGATGGCACCCTGGATCGCAGTAGGCATAACAATAGACGACATTCTTGGCTTTTGTTGTTGGTTGACACTTAGGACAGTATGATCAGCCCGATTTCAATTTTTTATAGCGGCAGTGGAGGAGAGAAAATTACTCATTTCTTGTTAATAAATTAACAAAAAGACAAGAAAAAATATACAAGAAATTTATCGATAAAAGTAACAAGAATTACTTAACATTATTTTGGGTTTGTTTTTCTCTCTCTAGTTGCTTGAGCCTGAGATGCTTGCTAGAAAAGCCACCATTGCGGTTGTACCGGTCCTTGGCCTTGTCTTTGCCACGGGTGCGCTTGGTTTGGATTCCTTCCTCGCGATGATTCTTCATTGTTGTTGTGCAATATATATAGAAAAAAAGTTAGGATTTCAATTTTCTCTCTAGAGAGAAAAATGTAAACACAAGTAAAAAATAGAAAAGTTTTATAATATTTTTATCTAGTCTATAGCCACTTAGTCCGCAACCTAATCTGTTTCAGCACGCTGCGACATCACTTCAGCGACAACCTTCTCCCGGAGGGCTTCATCCACAACCTCACCTACAGTATGCTTGGCAGGAACAGCTGTATCAGTCAAGATGTAAGGATCAGACGAAACACGCTTCTTCTTCTCAGGCTTGGCAATCCTAGAAGCACAGCACTTCCAAAACCAAGGATGGTTGTAAACCACCTTGATCTCTCCACCAGACACCAGGGTCTCACGCACAGCCGCAACCTTTGGATCGGTCATCGGCCAGTAGCGCATATGGATAAAGATCCTGCAAAACTGCTCATCGTGCTTGCTTCGAACAATGTCGACACGATCAACAGTTCCCTTACCAAGTACGGCCTCCATTGTGTCCTTGACATCACGCCAGGAAACATTGTTGAGCGTACGAGGAATGCAGATGCTAGGTTCAGTGATCACCTTGTTGTCAGTCATTTTTTCAGCGAGTTGGCGCTATAAGTGAGTAGCATAACTCCAAAATCAATTTTTTTTACAGAGAGAGAAAAGTGCAAAATTCTAGTTAATAACATAAAAAAAAGAACTTAAAGAAATGCACTATTTATTTTTGTGTTTTTACTAGAAATTACAGACAAGATTTGACTAGTTAGCCGGCCCCCCATTACTGAGCATCACTAATGCCTCAGCAGCAGCAGTCTCCTCGGCAGTTGGTACAAAGCCGGGTGGCATCTCTACCCAACCCATGTCTGCTTGCCACTCAGCAAATTCCGCCTCACTCTTTTTAAGTTTTTCTTTGAGAACTTCCCGCTCATCAAGCAACTCGGCATTCTGCTTTGTCGCTTCATCAAGAAGCCGATGAGCAATTGCGAGTTGTTGCTCCAAACTTGCGTCCACGTTCTTGCTATTCTGCAGAGTCTCTGCTAGCACCTCCCCCCACCACTTCTTGCGATCCGAAAACTCTTGTTGCAGAGTCCTAACTCGCTCAGATGACGCCTCGGCCCTCGCAATCCACATATCCCGGGATTCTGTTAGTTCTTGGATTGTTGTTTCAGCAGACTTCAGCTGGCTCTCTCGGATCAAAAGATCAATCTGAGAAGCTGGCCTAGCAGCCTTAGACGCCAGACAAAGATGACGGCCACTGCGGATTGAGATCACCTCACCAGTACGCGAACAGCGCACCCGCAGCCAGCCCCCCTTCTTCCTGGCACCAACCACTAGTGTGTCACCAGTCTGCAATCCCTTATTGGAAACACTGTGGGCATCAGCGTCGACAACAGAGAGCATATTACCGCGGACGAACATAGAAGGCATTGTGGTCGGACAAATCACAAAATAGTTGTTGTAATTCAATTTTATTAATTAGAGAGAAAAATCAACAACTTTTGATAACTGACTAATAATTAATATATCAATCATTTATCTCTTAATTAAGTAAAAAAATGAGAAAAAGTGAGCCTCAACACTTTCTCTCCACACCCCCTACTTAAAACCCTATTTTTTTGTTTTTTGTTTGCAAGATTTAATCCTCATCAGCCCAACGAGTCTGCAACTTCCGACCAAAGATCAGAGGCGGCAGCTCCTCATCATCCTCCCACGATTGCGGGACCGGAGGTGGGGTTGGTGCCCGGCCCTTCTTTACCACATCAGCCCAGACGCTGCTACCCCGCAGGTCCAGGGTGGTAGCTGGAGCCGGAGCCGCTGCAGGCGCCTCACACTCATCACAACTAGACGGGTCGCTCTCGAGGTCCAGAGCAGCGAACCGACTTGCCAACTTTGGGGCACTCGGGGTTGCAACCTTGGGCTTTGCCGCCCGGGGCGACTCAAACCCAGGATGCTCACTCTTTTGGTGAGTACCCACATCCATCCACTCACCAGCATTGAGCCTCAACTTGAGAGCAGAAGCCCTTGCTGCTGCAGCGAGCATCTCCTGTTCCTTCTTGGCCGCACAGAACCTTACTGTGTGACCAAAACGGTGACAGTAGTTGCACTCAGTATTGAGCAACTTGGGACAGACAACCTTGGCACCTTGGTCCCGCGATGCACGCAAGAAGTGATCGTGGGGGCCCTTGATGCCAGCGGAAGCGCAGAACGAGCAGTAGGAGTTCATTGTCACTAGAGTTTGGGTAGTTGACACTTAGTGATTACAGACTCAGCCAGATTCAATTTTTTCTTAGAGAGAGAAAGATCACTATATTCTTGGTAAAATTGGGAGAGATAAGTCGACAAAAAACATGCTCCCTTCCCCACCTAAACTACCTAAGCACCCTGTTTATTGCTTGAACCAGATATCACCATTATCATCAGTCCAAGTTTCTGTTACTCGCTTGGTGATAGTACAGATCCCGTGATTCAAGTTACCAGTACCTTTACCCTTTGGTTTCTCCCAACCAAGCATAGCTAGTGAGTCAGCCTTGTTGGTCGCGAGCCGGATTCCCGGGATCTCGGCATCATCTGATTCCCAGCAGTTACGGCAATCAAGGGTTAGATTGCAATCAGCCCTCTTGTTTAGTCCATCCTCATCAACTGAAACTCTAAGGTGAATATGACACACAGTACCAACTAGGTACCAGTAGCGGCCCCTTTTTTGGAAGTATGCTGCCATCTCACCGGCTTCCACCTTCTGGAGCTTGTCGACATGCTTGCCGGGATCATAATTAACCAGCATAATGTTTGGATCCTCGTGTACCTCGCGGTAATCAGAGAATCCCGATGAGTATTGGGGCCCTTCAAAGTAAAGCGTCTCCCACCCATATTTGTATGTTTGTGGCTCACCAGACTTGTCAACCCAGGCAACTGGGGTATTCTGGTTAGACCAAATTGCAGCCGCCCGCTTGGTGCATGGCGAAAACATAACAGGAAAGTTCATCAGCTAGACAGTTGGGCGATCCTATAGGACCTAAATAGAGCGGTTTCAATTTTATTAGACCCTAATATAGATAGAAAAAATGCTACTCATTTCTTGATTTGTTACTCATTTCTGGGTTTAGTCAATCCATAGATTAGACTAAGTAACGTGAAAAAAGCGAGCCTCAACGCTTTCTTCCACACCCATCCAAACCTTATTCACAATTAACTGTCACATTATCCTAACCTTTGTCTTTGCCCTCTTTTTTTGGTCGTTTTGGTGTTTTAATACTCAAGTTTACTCATCCTCCTCGCCCTCGGCCGACTCCGCCTCCGAGGACTCCTCGGCAGGCTTGGCCGCCTTCTCCTTCCACTCCGCCTGCTCCTCCTCAGAGAGGGCCTTCCAAGCCGCAGCCAGGGCGCCAACCACAGTCTTGGACTGCAGCTTCTCACCCTCAGCCAGCTCCTCCTCGAGTGCGGCCTTAACTTCCGCCCGATTCTCCTTGGAGAATAAGAGGTAGCCAGTAAGGCGCTTCTTGGGCTTCTCAGGGTCCGCCTCCTTGGTTGCCTTCTTGGGCTTCTTTTCGGCCTTTGTGACCGATTTCTTGGCAACCGGACCACGCTTGCGCTGGATCTTCATCTCGCCGAGGTTGAGCTCGCGCTCGGCCTCAGTTGCGTCAAACCCATACTTGGCAGCCAAGGCAGCAACCGCCTGGGCAACCGCTTCAACACAGCACGCGCGGATCGACTCGTCGAGAGCAGAGGGCATCGTGATAGTGCAGGACATAAGTTCGCTTGGGTGGTTTTGAGTGCTTTTGCTGTTGGTTGACGCTTAGGGAGAATCCAGAAAATCCATTTCAATTTTTTTTTGGGAGGGGCCTTGGGCAAAATTGTCACTCATTTCTGGTTTTGTCACTCATTTCTCGGTTTCTCTATTGGTCTCAATGCAGGGTGCATAGAAAAAAAAGCGGATTACCACTCATTCCTTAGCTAATTACACTAGATTGCATACTGTCATTAGAGTGCAATCCAGATAGCCAAATTAGGATCTGAGCAGCTTCCACAGTTGACGAATCCTCGGTTTCGTCACTCATTTCATCTCCTGCAACCTCGATCTCGCAAGCTGCGAGCTCAGCACGCCGGAAGGCCGCCTCAAAGTCAGAAACCGTGATCTTGGACATTTCAATTTTTTTTTGGACGCTTGTGGGTGGTTGGCGCTATAGAAGGGTCTTGGTAAATTCATTTCAATTTTTTTTTGGACTGCCTTGATGGGCCCCAAATAGCCGTTTTGAGTCGGAAAATTCCTTCAATTTTCTGTTAGGATACCCCCAAATTAGGAAACCAGGGCTACGGTTTCGTCAATTTTCTGTTAGGATACCCCCAAATTAGGAAACCAGGGCTACGGTTTCGTCAATTTTCTGTTAATATCCCCAGGAGACACCCCCAAATTTGGAAACCAGGGCTCCAGTTTCGTCAATTTTCTGATAGTTAAATCGTCACTCATTTCTGGATTTGTCACTCATTTCTGGGTTAATGACTCATTTCTTGGTTGCACGGTATCAAATATAGTTATATTTATAGCTATGTTTGATAATTAAGTAATTAAGCTCGCCGTGTTTTACGCTGTTTTCGGTGACGTTTATTCTAGTGCCTTTATGAGTTTCGTTAATTACTAAGCCTTTACCCAAATCCATACAAAACTCGGATTTATCTCCTTAGATATGCTATCACGACTAGGAGCCAGGCGGAGGAGCGATACCGAGTGTGGAAACTAGACCCCCCAGCGCCTATAAATTTGAGACTATTACTACTTCACAGCTTATAGCTAGTTATGAGTATCAGTATCAATATCAGTATTTATAGTTTATTAAATATTAATATTATCTAATATATTAGTAATAGAATCAGTTTCAGGTTCTAGCCATTTACGCACAAGCCAAATTGGCCGGTATTCTCTCTCAAAAGTATAATCATAAATGATACAAACACTATGTAAATTACCTGAAATTATAGTAGCCCCAAATGTAAATCCATCTCCGTCATCTTCAACCTCAGTATAACATTGAGGAACACGAACCCGACGCCCAATTATATCACAATTAGTAGATAATTGTTGCTTTTTAATAAGACTTAAATATATAGTATTATTTTTTTTAACTTTGCGTAAATATTTCATTATAAAATATAATATAGTGAAATATTTAAGGTGTTAATAATTTCTCTCTTTGATTTTAAATTTTATCTCTTCTTACTTTTTGATTTTTTTCTTCTCGGTTTATATTTACCTCCCATAGTTCGGCGGCGTTTAGTAGAATTAATTGATACATACTTGGGTAAAGAACGGAATCCTTTAGATTTATTATGTTTTTTCTTGCGGCGTGTTTCACCGCTTGAAGGAGCAACACCGATTGTAAAACGTCCAGATATTCCTTTTGGGCGCCAACTACGTCTACGTACTGTTCTACCACGAGTAGCTGCCTGTAATTTTGCAGCAGCATTATGACGATGTACAGCAAGTCTAGATTCTCGCGCACGGCGAGCGGCTTCTTGAGCTAAAAGTGTAGATTGTGCGGCACGTTGGGATGCTAGCTGAGCACTATGTAAATGAGGTGGGCGGGGATTTTGTAATGCTAAAAGACCTTGAGCTGCTTCGTTCTCTAAATTAGCCATTATATATATATATATATATATCAATAAAATAAAAGTATTATGGAGGTGAAATAGTTGTATTATATCTAACTTTATCAAATGGATAAGGATTAGGGTTAGCTCCTATAGTAGACATAAGTTGATGAATAGAAATATTACCACCCCGCATTTTTTCTCTCTTCACTCTAGTTTTATTTCTTCTAAATCTTACCTTTTTTTTTGTCTTTTTTCTATATTTACGCATATACAGTATAAATATAAAAATTATTTTCTGTTAAATAATTGCGGTTTTTCTTCCCCAAACATTATTCCAAGGAGAGACAGGCATGTTAGCAGGTAATAATGGCATAAGTTTACTTCCGCCAGATAAATATGCAGGAGAAGATCTAAATTTAGAGACACCTTCTTCCCAGAAATTAGCTTGTGCAGGATATGCGTATAAGCCACCAGTACCTCCACGCATCTTTCTCTTCTCTCTCTTATTTTTTCTTGAAAGTTTTCTATGTTGTTTTAAAGTTTTTTTAAAAGATTTTCTACCTTTCCCTTTATTTTTCTTGTAAGTTTTATTCATTATATATTATATATATATAATAATGTCATTGGGTAAAAAATTAATTAATCCAACAGTAGCATTAACAACATTTACAACGTGGGTATTAATTTTTGTATTTATTTTAGGATTTATGGGAGCATTTTCAAAAAAATTTATGCATTTTGGTCCAAGTACAGATCCAGAAACAGCTGCAGAATTTCTAGGTGCTCATATAGATACCTGGCCAAAAGTAATAGCATTATATATACTAGGTTTTATAAGTTCTATAATGCATAGTTATTATAGTACAGTATTTGGTGCATGGATGATGAATACAGTAAAAGATGACAAAACAAAAACAGTAAATATGAATAGAAAAATAGCATATACTTTAATTTCAATAGATCCTATAATAAGTAATATAAATAGTATATTAGAATTATTTTTAACATTAACATTACAATTACAATTTTTAATACCACAAATATTAGGCGATATAATAGCATCGATAATGGTATCAAGATCATTTTTATCAAAGAAAAAAAGTTTTAAAAACAAATAATAAATATAATATCTATACTTTAACTTAATAATAAATCATATTATTAATATAATTAATATAATTAATATGATTACAAGAAATAAGATAATAAAAGCTAGAAATCTTGCAAAAACATTTTTTAGAAAACAAATAAAATTAAGAAAAAAATCAAAAATATATATTAATTGTAGACATGTATTAAGAAGTGATAATTTTACAATAAATTATAAAAATTCATTTAAATGTTTAGATAATATTAATTTTATTTATGATCCAATTAATAAACACTGGGCTGAAACAGATGGAATTAGTATATCGATAAATACATATAAGGATTATACGTTGATGGATATGACATATACACTAATACATGAAGCAATACATGGTATAGTACATCGTGATTCTAAACATGAATTACCGGAAGAAAAAGAGCATAAAATAATGGAATTAGTTAATCCATTATTAATATAAAGATAAATAAAATAGATATAGTAAGCAAATAAAATATGATACAATTAAGTGATTTACCCTCGCATATACCAAATGATATAAAACTAATAATCCAGAAAATTGTAGCAGTTAATATAATTCAAAAAAAGGCAAAAATAAATTTTGAAAAACGGTTTGGATTAAACTGGAAAGATATTTTAAATTATAAGTGGACAGTAGAAGATTTAGATTATTATTATGAGAGAAAAGGCATAATGGATCCTTGGTATGATTATTGTGACCATCCAAAATTTGAATATTCAAATAATAAATAAAAAAATATGCAGTAAAATATCATCAGGAATATTCCATCTCTCATTATAAAATATCGGCATAATTAATTTGAGACCAATGTGTGAAGTAAAAAATAAAAATTTTTTATTAAACATATATTCCTCAATAATATCTTTAATTTGACATCCAGGATTCCATTTACCAGGACAAGTAATAGATTCGCAACATAAACAAGATATCGGAAAATTAATAGGAAATTTAACAGGGGTATTTTTAAATTTTTTATAAAGAGTAGTATTCATATCAATAGAGAAAAAAGATGCAATTAAAATATTAGTAGAGGAGAGAAATAATCGTTTGTTAATAGTATTAGTAATATCGCCACACCATCTATTATAATTTTTATTACCATATTTAGTATTTATTAATGGACGTGGTGGTGTAAAGGGATATGTTTTATAGAGATTAATAGTAAATAATTGTTTAAATGATGAACAATAGGTATTATAAATATCAACACTAAGAGTAATATAATCAGAATTAGTAAAATCAGTATCATAAGATAAAAATGAAAGATTGTAACTAGTATAAAGATCAAGAATATTTTTTGGAAATTTTCGATTAATTTCATTATTAATTCTTTTTATTGCCGACATTAATAATTATAATGTTAATATAATTATTAATTTCTTTCTATATTATTATTATCAAAAATAGGTATATATTTATAATTAGGTTTATTGTTATTACGTTTATTATTATTAACTATTTTATTATTTTTTAATTTAAAAAAAGGTAAACAGCCACAAGGTATCCAAATAGTACAATCCATATATACTTAGATAGAAAAAAGTTTACGATTATTAAGAGTATTAGTCATAATAGAAAAAGCCATAACCTTATCTTTACAACTAGCATAATTAAGTAAAATAGATAAAGTCTTAGGTTTATTTTTCCCAATAATTTCTAATTGACTAATAAGACGTTTATGCTGTTTAATTAAAGCATAGATACTTTCCTGTTTTTGAAGTTTATCATAACATTCAAGAATATGTTTATTAAGTACGTAATGTTTGTCTTTAATAGCCGCAGCCTTTACTCTGTTATCAACAAATGCTGGCATAATATATTATAATAGAAAAAAGCTTTATATTAAGATAATATTAAGATAATATTAAGATAATATTATAATTACACTAACAAGAACTTAAATAACAACAACCTTACGATTTGTCATATTAACAGGTGTATAAGGACTAATATTATTGGTATTAATTGTAGAATGAGTAGATCGAATACCAATAATATTATTAGTTGCATAATCTCGAGTATATTGTGATGTGTTAATAGTGACAATACCAGTATCCCAAGAAGGCATATTCATTAGATCAGTAATAATATCATTTGTACCAAAATATTCGTGGTTGAGGATACCAAGTTTATAATTATGTCCAATACCAATAACCCAAGATCCATTAAGATTAAATGTATGATAGTTATCAAGCATAATTGTATAGATTTCATTACAAGATTCAATATTAGATTCAAAGATATTAGATGGATATGTCCAAATTCCGTGGGCAATAATAGGATGCCAAGGTGTAATTTTTAATCCTTTAGGAGTAGTAACAAGTTTAACATTCCCGGTAGTAATTGTTTTTAGAATACAAACAACATTAGCGCTAGATAGACCGTGTTTAAGACCATATGGATCTTTAAGTGTCATAACCCTATCTCCTTTTACAAGATCTTTAACAAGCTTTTTATCTCCATTAGCAAGTAGGATTACAGAATCTCCAGTAAAGCATCCTCCATTAGGATCATTAAATACAGACATATTAACAACCGGTGCTGGTGTAGAAGTTGCACTACGATATCCCGAACCATAATAAGAAGTAGACAGGTTAGATGGTGTAGGCGGAGGAAGAGAATCAAATATATCACTAGCTTTATCTACAATGTCATTAAACACGCTACCACCAAATAGGCAAGCAGTATCTTTAAAATTAGGTTTAATTTGTTGATTAAGTGATCGGGAAAGTTGATCTAGATAAAACTCGCCCCAGCGTTTAAAATATGTTGAGTTAGTAGAAGCCATTTTAATTTGACCTTGTCCAGTACCATCATCAGATAGATTATTAATCATTCCAATAATATTAGGATTAGACTGTGCAGATTTAAGAATTTGTTCAAATTGGTTAATAAGAGTGTTAGTAGCTGTAAAATCTCCACAGCTAGCATAATTAATAAGAGTGCGAATGTTTTCTACAAGTTTATATCTAAGATATTCAGTATTAAACTTAGTAGATACATCAAGAGCAGATGGAGTAATATCAAATGTTTCTGAACAATAAGATGCTCCACCAATTTTATAACTAAAACAATATTTAACTTGTTCAGCATTACCAAGATTAAATACAATATCTCTAGACTGCTGATATTGTACGGTACCAAGATCATAAATAGTTGTTTCAAGTTCGGTATTATAGTTAGAGATATAATCTCCCATTAGTGTAACGCCAGGAGTATGAATATGTAGTTGTAGATTCATTGCAACAGTAGTAAGAATTGTTCCAATAAAGTTACAAAATACAGTTGCAATCATTCCACCATCAGGAATATGTCCATTAGCTCCATTGGCGCACTTAGCAATATTATAAAGAAGCCCATGCTGTAAATTATATCCAAATCCAAATGTATAGATAGGAGCAGTAAAATTCTTTTTAACTCTTAGTTTTTTGAGTGTTTCAACTTCGCCACGGGCAGGTGAAATATTAGGAATACCATCAGTAAGCATAATAATAGCACCATTACTACTCTTATCATCGCGATTATCAAGAATTTCAATAGCTTTTTCAATAGCTCCATAAATATTAGTCTGACCTCGTGGTTTAATGTCGGTAATTTTAGCAATAGCCTGAGACTGATTCATTTCAGTCATAGGTTTAAGATCAAATAAAATTTCTATTTCATTATCAAATACAATAATAGCAAGTCTAGATGTAGTATTAAGAGTTTTTGCAACAGTTTTAGCTGCGTGATTAACAATATCTTGAACTGAGAATCCCGCTTCAAGTTGATTACCATCCGCATCTTTAGCTTCTACTGAAGTCTGCATTGATCCAGAGTGATCAATACAGAGAACAATATCTTGTGGTAAATGTTCAACTTCTTTAGGAAATGTATCATTATCAATATTAAATGAAATCATAAGATTTTTCTTGGAAGAGTCAGTATGTTGTGTGTGATTAATTTTGATATGTTCACTACTAATTTTTGGTGTAGGTCGTGAAGTAGTAGCCTGTCCAAATTCGCCTCTATGATATTTATCACAGAGAAATCTAATAGATGCATTAACTTTAAGTTGTGAAACTTGCATAGGCTCTCTAGTTTGAGGTGATGTAGGATTTCTATTCAACCATTCAGTAATTGCAGAACGTTCATATGTATGGCCATCTGGTCCCTGAACAGGATCAGTCATTGGCATACCAGTAATAGGGCAAGTGATCGACTCAATAATAGCATCATTGCCATTATTAGCAGTAGATTCAGTAGCGGGAGTAGACATATGGCCACTGCCAACGCGGGAAAGAAATGACATCATTGTGTAAGTATATGCAGAAATATTATTTTATTATTTTTCAATTTTTTATAATAGGCTTGCTTAAAAAAAGACACTTAAAATAATGCACTAAAATAAAATAAAATAAAATAAAAATAAAAATAAAAATGAAAATGAAAATGCTAACATTTAGGCATATAATCTCGTAAAATATATATTTTCAAACCATTTAAAGAGATATCATCTATGTAATATGTAATGGGATGCATACAACTATTAATCCCAGTTTGCTCGCGTAACTCAGTTGGTTAGAGTGTTGGTCTTATGAGCCAAAAGTCCGCGGTTCGAGCCCGCGCGTGAGCATATATATTTTTTAATATAGTAATAATATATAAATATTATTAATATTTATCTCAGCTCTCGTAGTGTAGCGGTGATCACTGAGGACTTTGAATCCTCCAACCCCAGTTCGAATCTGGGCGGGAGCTTTTTTGTCAACATACAGCAAATAAAATGATTATTTAAATAATTAAATGTTGACAGCAAAATAGTGTTAACTTCCAGCAAATCATAATCAATTATCACTTTTAATGATATGTAAACAGTTAACAGCACTATTTGAGCACGGATGCCCGAGTGGTCTAAGGGGGCAGACTTAAGATCTGCTGGCGAAAGCCGCGTGGGTTCGAACCCCACTCCGTGCATAAAAATGGATCATACAGCAAATTTTTTTATTATTCAAAAAATTAAACGATCCATGCATTCTGCTCCGTTAGCTCAGTTGGTTAGAGCGTGCGGCTGTTAACCGCAATGTCACTGGTTCGATCCCAGTACGGAGCGCTATAGAGTAATATATTATATTACTATACTCTAAGTTCCCTTAGCTCAGTTGGTAGAGCGCACGACTTTTAATCGTGTGGTCAGCGGTTCGATCCCGCTAGGGAGTATTTATTATAGTCAAAAGAGTAGTAACTATTATTGCCCCTGTGGCGCAATTGGATAGCGCTCCAGACTTCTGATCTGGGGGTTGCGAGTTCGAATCTCGCCAGGGGTTTTTATAATAAGTATTTATGATACTTATTATAAGCCAATTAAAAACTAGTATTAGACTAAAATAAAATAAATATATAGGTTATATGCCAACGGTATATGGATACTTAAATACATTTTTTGGTGCAGGAATAACATCAACACTAGTATACTATCTAGTACAAAAGTTTGATCCAATTATAGCTGCAATAATTTGGACAGTACCATTTACTATGATATTTCCAATTTATTTTATGAATAAAGATGGAAAAACAAATAAGTTTCTTGGTAAATATTTAAAAACACAAACTTATTCAATGTTTTTATTAGTAATTTGGTTATTTGCAACAGCATATTTTCTTGAAAGAGCAACAAAAAATGATGGAGTATTAATTCCTATATTAAAAGGAACAGGGATTTGGTTAATTATAAGTGTATTATATTATATATTAGTTAAAAATCATGCAAAATAGGTGTATAGTCAGCAAGAGCCTGTAACTTATTATATTTTTTTTTACTAGTTTCAATTTCATTTTTTGTACCTATTTTTTCATATATAAGCATTTTAATAAATGCAGCATTTAACTGATTAGGATAGGGTATTTCACCTCTATCTATAATATATAAAGCATTCTTATATTTTTTGCTCATATATAATGCAAAAGCATATGTGTGATGTACATCAGATTGATATGCAGATGGTTCATCATATTGTAAATCTTCATATTGTCTAGTTGCCTTTTTAAAATAGTCTAATGCAATATCACGATCATCACCAAAAAACCATTCAAGATAAGCACGACTAAGACTTTCTCGAATTTTAGCTAAAAGAACTGTATTATTAACAGTTAATGTTCCACTAGCTGCAAATAGAAGAGAAGGTGGTGTAGTAATAAGTGGATTAGAAGTATCAGATGCATAAGCAGTAGGTCTTGTTATACCTCCTGGTGTAGGAGTTATATAAACAGAATTTCTTAATTTAGATTCACAACACGAAGGCTGATTATCATTATAATTATCATCAGAATCATATGGAATATTAAGTTTACGAAAATATGTATATTTATTTAAACCATAATTAGGATTACAAACTCCGCCGTGTCTCTTAGAACAACCACATCGACAAGTTTCTTTTGGAGCTTCTTTAATAAATTTATTATTAACTTGTTTAAATATTATTAATTCAGCATATGCAGATTTTTTATCACCCAATTTACAATAAGCGACTAAACGAACAAAAGAATCAACCGCATTCCATAATAAATATAAAGGTTCAGGGCGAGAAAGTTGTATAATTTTTTTATACATACCAAAACGAAGATATACTTGACATTTAACTGTTAAAAAATGTTCTAAAAAAAGATTTTTTTCTTTCTTAATATCGATAAAACTATGTACATGTTTTTCTAAAATTGGTAAATATTTTTCGCAATATGCCATATTACCCATTCTTTGAGCGTCTACAATTAAAAAATGTAGATTATGAGCCACATACTCAATTATATAATAACTACCAATTTGTTTACGACCAGTAGCTTTTGTTTTGTATTTCATATATTTATCATCCGCTTTAATTGCATTAATATTTGCTATTATTGAGTCCATATAAGCTCCCATACGAGAATAAATATGAGATGGAACGTGTACTATATGGCCTAGAGGAATATTATTTGTTAATTTTTTAAGATTATTAGCAGCAAATAATGCGACCTCAGGATGTGGAGACTCTTCAGCTACATGTACAAAATAGTGTAGAGCACCAATATGATATGGTGAATGAGCCAAAACCTTTTGTAAAACATGATATGCAGATTTAACATAAGATATAGGTTTAACTAGTGGCTTAATATAAGTATCATATATAGAGCCTTGAGGCCACCACTTCCAAGGATGTATAGTCATAATAGATGCAGCATATAGAACATCAATATTCTCATTACTATTACTATATTTTCTATATACTGACTCCATAGCTTTATTGTAATTCAACATCATTTCTTCAATTTGTGCATAACTTGGTTTAATATTAGCTGGCGCATCAATAGAATGATTTGGAATAATAATACGTTTATATAGGGCATCTATAAGATCTTTAACAACAGGTAAAGTAGATTTATTAGATTTTAGAGTTATAGCTCGTTTTAAAGATTCAACTGAAAATTTAAGAATATTTTTAGAAATTATAATATGATTTATATTTAATTGGACAGAGTAAGATGCACCCCAATAGGCAAAAGCACAATTAGTATCATATATTGCAGCCATAAGAAAATTATTACATGCTTCAATCTGATTAAAATTATAGAGCTCAAGCATTGCATTATTTATATAGCTTTGTGCAGTAGAATTTTTAGAAACAGTTAGCATATTAAGTGCCCTAAGTATTTTATTATTATTAATACGAGGAGGATGTAAATTTAATAGACGCCCTATTTCCTTTGGTATATAAAGTTTAAGATTTTTAAAATCAAATTTATTTTTTTTAGTTTTATTTACATTTTTTACTTTATTATATTTATTAAATTTTTTAGTTACTTTCATAATTATATATTCTTGTAATATAATTAAGTTTACTTATAAATACCTAAAATTAATAAATAATTAATCTTAAATTATAAATGTAAATTAAATGTAAATTAAATGTAAATTAAATCTAAATAGATCAAAAAATTAAACCAATAATATATAACACTTACAGTAGTAATAACATATACAATAATAGAAGTGACTAATAAATAAGTGTTTTATTATATAATATATTTATATATAATATAATATAATGTCGGTTGAAAATAGTGAATTAATAGTCTCTTTAGTATCAACATTAAAAGATCGTGTTGGATTAGAAAAATTAACAACTAAAACAATTCATATTGTTTTAAAAGAAGCAATGGAATTAGTTGAAGAGTTAAATATTCCTGGATCAGAAAAACGTGACAATGTATTAAGAGTAGTAAAAGTTTTAGTAGAAGATTTAGTCAACGACGGCACTGAAAAACAGCTAATATTAGATATTATAAAAAATAATGTTTTAGAAAACACAATGGATCTTATAATCAAAGCATCAAAAGGCGAAATAAATATTAATAATAAAACTACACAAAAACAGTTAACAGGTTGTTTTACAGTAGTATTACGAATAATAGCATCATTAGTTACAATATGTGCAAAAAAACCAAAAGATAAAACAGTAAAAATAGTTAAAAGTAGTAATACAGATAAAATCTAATCTAAATTATTTTTTGTTGTTTATTTTTAGTATTAATATTAGAATTGTTATTTAATCGTTTTAAATCACAATCACTATTTTTACTATTATCACTATTTATATTTTTAATAGTATTTCTAATAGGACAATATTGTCGCGTATGTCCCTTTGTTTTACAATAAGTGCATTCTGTTGCTAATAGAACAGGACAAATAACAGGTTTATCTGGTAATGTCCAATTTCTTACTGTATGATTGTGTGGTGTAGGAATTCCTTTATTTTTACAAAAAGTACATACCATATTAGTAGTCATTATTAATAAATAATAATTCTTTATTAATAATTTCAATTTTAATTAAAATAAATATATATAATATAATAATGACAAAACAGACTAGAAAAGTAGTTCCTTGGAAAGGATGGCATAAAAAAGCACCGTTTGGTAAACAACGTACTCGTATGTATCGTAAATGTGGATCAAAATGTTTTTTAAATAAAAAAACATTAGGATTTCCTATTTGTAGTAAAAATACCTGTAAAATTAGTAGTAAAGGACTTTGGGCAGCTTACGTAAGAGCTAAACAATGGGGAAACAAAAAAAATACATATAAAGGTAGATCCCGACCAAAACATAGTAGAAAAACTTATAAAATGGTTGCAAATAAAGCACGTAAAATGTTAACTAGACGAGGTTTTAAAGTTGGAAAATAATTATTTAATATCCTGTAGAACCAAAACCACCTGTTCCACGCTGATTATTAGTTTGTGGAATATCTAATTCTATATCACTAGAAACAATATTAATCACAGTAGGATATGTAATATTTGGTGCGCAAATTTGAACTAAACGATTGCCTACAACAACTTCATATTCACTATCATTAAATTGATTTTTATGATCAACATTATCAAAACATGCAATAACATTTCCTCTATATCCAGAATCCATAATGCCAACCTGATTAGACAGTCTAAGTGGTGTTTTAGAACCAGTACTAGATCTAGGATACAGATAATATCCACAAGGTGTCTGCGTAGTCATTTTTGTAATAGTATTAGTAGATACAAAAACCATTGAACATTTAATACCTAAATCAATCTTATTACTTAAAGAACCATTTTTAATATGTAATTTTGATATACAATATAGATCGGTACCAGCATCAACATACGGATTATTTCCAATATATTTACTAGAACCATATTCAAATTGACTATTATTTTCATCCATCATTGATTTATATTTTTTAACAATAGAATTAGGAACATTATCAGTAAGTGAGATATTTAAAATATAATAATTATTAGGAAATATATATCCTAGCCGTTCCATTCTTTCCATTATTATTAAATTATTATTGAATATTTAAATCATTTTCAATTTTAAAAAATTGAAAATAATTATAAATACTAGTAATTTATAATCATTATGTCAGCAGTGTTGAGCAGGTGTGATTATCAGTTCTTGTCTTTGGCCTCTTTGGAGGCTAGAAAATCAACACAACAGCATCGGCATGGTGCTATTGCAGTAACAAATGGTAAAATCAGGGGACGTGGTTATAATTCAGGTCGAACAAAGTCTTGTGATGGATTTATTAATAATACTTGTTCTTGTCATGCAGAAATGGCCGCACTGCGCAATATGTGGCACTCAATCTCAACGACGGGGGCTAGTTTAAAAGGGTCGTGTAAATGACAAGTATTTTAAGAAGACTACACTATATATAGTAAGAACAGATAATTCAGGAAATTATAAAATGTCAGCACCTTGTAGTAATTGTTATGAAATGATTGCAAAATTAAATATAAAAAAAATAGTATTTAGTACAGATGATGATTTTGTAGTATGTAAAACTTGTGATTATTCAACAGATCACGTTAGTCAAGGAAATAGATTTCTAAATAAAAAGTTTAATAAATCTAAATAAATAAAAAGACTCTATCTATAGGGTTTTCAACAAGACATCTTTTACAGAAAAAGTATAAACTAGTATGTTCAATATCACTAATTTGTATATTAAAATAATATAATAGTAGTTTGGCAAAACTATAATAAGAAGTTGTATAATAATAATATTTATTGTTTTCACTAAATTCAGGTGGTAAAAAAAGTGATTTACTATCAATACTATCTAGAGTAAATATTCCATGAGTATACTCTGGAAGCGATTCATCAATCTCTTTTTTACTAAGTAAATTATACAACATATTAGGATTAATAAAAAGAAATATATTAGAGTTTAATACTACAATATCAGATAAATTAAAATGTTTAATACCAATCCGATTCTCTTTAAGTAATAATATTTGAGATCCAATATCATAAATAAATTTATTAATAAATATATCTTTATCACTTTGATTTTTACTTTTTTTAAAATTTTCTAATGTTTCAATAGAATTTGCAGTAATTGTAATAAAATCATCATTATCACTATCACTAGTAGATAAGACTAAATTATATTGTGATAGAAAAGTAATAATATATTTGTTATTTAAATTATTAGGAACTGTATAAATATTTTTTTCTCTAGTTGTAATAAATTCCATATAAGTAAAGTATATATTTATTTTAATATTTTATTGAAATAATTCAATAAAATATTGAATGCTGTCTCTTATAAACAATTATACATGCACTTAAATTTTAATAAATTCAATTATTTATAGCTGTTAAGAGACATATTATATAAATGCATTAACTTTAAGTAGATATCTAATAATTAGTTAAAAAAAATTGAAAAATAAAAAAATAATATATAGAGAGATATCTTTTCTACATAGCAAAGCTTCCGCACAACACAAACAAAACAATAATGGCAGACAGGTTCAAGGATTTAAATGTTAATAATTCTTCGCAAAAAAAACCAGTTAATAAGATAGAAAATAGTAAACGAGAAAATATTTTCAAAATAAGTGACACAGATCGTTACAATAATCAAAAACAACGTAGTACAACTGGTAAATCACTAACACAACTTGCAACCGAAACATATAGTAAGGGTCAATCAAGGCAAACTACTTATAGACAGAGAGAAAGAGGTAATAATAATGGAAAAGGCAAAATGTTTGTAAAACAGTCAAAATATAGACTTAGTGAAAATATAAAAAGAGAAGAGTTTAATATTAAAGATGTTGAATTTCCAGATTTGGTAAAAGATATTGAAAAACGAGAAGAAAAGACAGAAAATATATATAAAGATAAAGTAAATAAAGTAGAAGCGATAACAAGTGAAAAACAAGAGAAAAAATTACCAAAAGGATGGATTAACTTATCAAAAATAAGAAATAGTAAAGAAAATACAAGTGATAAAGATGAAGCGTCTGAAATCTCACCATATTATAACCCCAAAATGGCAGAAAAAATATTAGAAGATCGTTTAAGATATAGAGAAGAACTAAATGAGTTGTTAGGAGATATATCACCATATTGGGATATGGTGTATCCTGAAGATTTAGAAGATACAGATGATAATTATGATATAGGTGAAGAATCAGATGAAGAAGAAGAATATGTCGAAGATTGGTAATTAGTTTATAATCTGATAGAAAATTCAAATTATAAACTATAGTTAATGGATAAATTAAAAAGTTTATACAAAGAAAATCAAAAAGACAATGTAAATTTAACTTTTTTTTATGTAGATGAAAACAACGAAGTGTATAGTATAAAAAATAAATTAGAATTGGTAGAAAATGGTATAATTACACGAGAGAGACAACTATATATAATAAAAGAAAACCAATTTAATATGTTACATAAACACAAATTAATATCATTATCATATTTTAATGTAGACATAAGTAAAAATAATATAGAAGAATTAATAAATAATAAAGTAAACAATAATTTTTATACAAAATTAGAAATAGTTGATACTATCGAGTTAAATCCTAGTTTAAATATATTTAATAAATTAAATAGTATATATTATATTTATAAAGTAATAACAAATAGCAATAATACAACTAAAAAAATAATTTTAAGCGAGAAAAATCGTAAAACAAGAAAGTCACAAAATTGATATAAAAAAAGATTTAAAACATAAATGATATTATAGGTAAACGATGACAGCACTAACATCCGCGCTTGATCAGATGCAATCTCTTCAGTTAGGAGAGAATAATTCATTAGAATATGGATGGAAAAGTAACAATGTGCAAGAATTAATAACTCAATTTCAATTTCAATTAGTAAGAAGTAAAAATATTGAAGGATTAAAAGAGGAATATAAAAAATTATTAAAATTAGTATTTATTGATAATGTAAATTTAGAATATGTAAAAGTAGTTTATAAATTAATTGGATATACTAGAGATATAGTATCAGGAAAAGGCGAATATAGTTTAACTTATATGTTAATTAGTGAACTATATAATTTTGCAGATCGACACAAAGATAAGGTAGATAAAGAAAAGATTGAAATTATGTGTAAAGAGGCACTAAAAAGTTTAGTAGTATCAGAAGATGGAGAACATCCATATGGTTCATATAAAGATTTAAAATATTTCTGTAATTATCATCTTAAAAGTACTTATGAGAGAAATATGTATGGTAATGATATAAATAAGGATCCATTAATTGAAGCAGTGACAAAATTAATTTGTGAACGTCTAAAAATCGATGAAGAGAGTAAAAATAAAAGTTTACTAGCAAAATGGGTACCAAGAGAAAAATCAAATAAATTTGGTTGGATTACTCCAATTATTGCAAAACAATATTATAGTGAATGGTTTGATAATCGTATAAATGCAATGTCAGATGCACAATATAAGGCTGCAACACGAAAAGCTCTTACCCATTTTAGACAACTGATTAGTAAATTAAATAAAGAATTAAATACAGTTCAAGTGTATCAGTGTAGTAATAATTGGAAAGATATAAATTTTGATAAAAATGTAACAAGTATTACAATGAGAAAACAAGCAGCAGCATTTAATATGACAGGTAAAAGAGGTAAAGATCGCTGTATTTCACCAAGTAAATTATCTGATAGAGTAGAATGTAAAAGACATTATCAAGAATATTTAAATCAATGTAAACAAGGAAAGAAGACAGTAAAAGGAGCGCGAGTGTCACTAGTAGATTTTGTAAAAGATGCATTACGGTATTTATCATATAATGGTACAACAGATGATAGAGATCTATTAAATATGCAATGGAATGAAAATAGTAAACAAAATGCTTCATTAGGTAATGTGATTGCAATGGTAGATACATCAGGATCAATGGAGTGTGATAATGGTTTACCATTATATTCTGCAATTGGTCTAGGCCTACGAGTAGCAGAAAAATCAAAACTAGGAAAAAGAATTATGACATTTAATGCAAGCCCAAAATGGGTAAATTTAGATGGATTAGATTTTATTGGTATGGTAGAAAAGGTAAAAGAGGCAGAATGGGGAATGAATACAAATTTTGATGCAGCTTTAGATCTAATTCTAAATACAGCAGTTGCAAATAATATTAGTCCATTTGAAATGCAAAATTTTACATTACTAATCTGTTCAGATATGCAAATTGATCAGTGTAGAACAGATTATTCTGGAACAATGTTTGATAGAATGAAAAAGCGATATGCAGATGCAGGTATAAACAGTGTTTATAGAACTCCATATACACTACCCCATATTGTATTTTGGAATTTAAGATCCACAATGGGATTTCCATCACTTTCAAGCACTGCAAATACATCTATGTTAAGTGGAAATTCTCCAGTATTACTAAATACATTTAGTGAAAAAGGACATGAAATGTTAAAAGATTTAACTCCTTGGAATCAATTAGTAAATGAATTAAATAATAATAGATATAATAAATTAGAAGAAGTAGTAGTGAATCTATATAGTGATTATATGTTAGATTAATTATAAAAAATAAGTTAAATTTATATTATTAATGTTATATAATGAATAATATAAATAACGAGGTTCAAGATTTAATAACAGAAATAGAGGCATCAAATAATGGAACATATAGAGAAAGTTTAATAGGAACTTTTTTAAATGAAGGAAGGAGAACAGGATTATTAGAAAGTTTATTACTAGTTGGTACAAATATGTTAATTGATGATTTATCAAGAAATGATATAGAAGATAATATAATAAATCGTGTAATAAATGAGAGTTTTAGAGAGAAATCTAAATTTAAAAATGTATTATCAAAAGAAGGTGAAAAACAGATAAAAAGAGTAAAATATGATCCTAATTTACATAAAAATCATATGTGTCCAATATATCATACAGAATTTACAAAAGACACAATTGTTTCACAATTACCATGCAATCATATTTTCTCTCCTGAAGGAATAGATAGATGGTTAAAAAATGAAAATGCAATTTGTCCAGTTTGTAGATTTAAATTACTAAGTTGTGAAAAAAAAATTAATGATGAAGCAATAGCAATAAGTGAGAGTGAGAGAGAAAATAATACAGAAGGTTATATATTAAATGATATAAGTTATAATTTTGAATTTCCTATACTAACAAATCGTAATACTATAAACACAATAAATAACATCAATTTATTAAATCGTTTTTCATATATAATCTCTCAAGAAATAGTATTGCAGGAAGAAGAAAATTTTCAAGAAACTATATTAAATAGTATAATAGATAATCCGTAAAATAATTATATTTAGTGAAATATAATTATTTTCTATCGATATGTATATAATGGGTAATAAAACTGCAAAACGTGGAGGACGTAAACTCTCTCCATTTAATATTTTTATGAAAAAAGAACTAGCTCGTTTAAAACAATTAACTCCTGGGTTAGATCATAAAGTTGCTTTTAAACAAGCTGCACAAAACTGGAAAGGCCAATCATCATCAAGTGCAAAACATCCTAAAAAAGGACAACCATCACGTACTCGTAAAGGACGATTAGATTTTGTTACACATAAAGGTGACAAATATTATCATAGAAAAGGTCATAGACAAACAAAAAATCGTAAAGGTAAAAAAGGTAGACCTTATATGTAAAATCAATAATTATCTAATTTATAATAATTATTGATTAATAATAGTTTCTTCTTCTAATCTTTTAATTAAAATAAAATAATTTTCAGGGACTTCTTTAATAAAAAATATATTAGTATAATTTTTTAATGTGTCAGTTGGAGAAAATCTATTATCTGGAATAGGAGAGAGATTTTGTAGTATTAATTGTGAAAAACTAATTATAAAACTATTTTCAAAATAACCTTTATGAAATAGTTTATTTAAAAATCTAAGATACATTATACTAAGTGAATATAAATCCCAAGTTTGATTATATGTAAGTAATTGGCGTATAATATCACTTAGATCAAATTTAAGATATTTATAAAAAAAATTAGAAGCACTTGTCTTATAATCAAGTTTAAATTCATCACTTAAACTACTAAAAGCCGATAGGTTACTAAGATAAGTTTCAACTGTTTGATCAATAGCATTTTTAGTAAGTGTACCATTGTGTAAGATATAATTAATAATATGGACTTCTAAAGGCCATAAACTATAATCAGGTGCATATACATAAAAATAGTCTTTAAAATTTGTATTAGATAATTTATCAATTGGTATAGATAAACCAAAATCAATTAAGATAGGATTTTCATATTTATTACTATAAAGTATATTTTGCTCTTTAATATCAAAATGTACAATATTTTTTTTAATTAATTCGTGTATACTAATAACTAAATATTTATATGTTTCAATAAATGTTAAAAAAAGATGTTGAGTAGTTCTTTGTGTATCAGAAAAAAGTCTATTAAATGATATATTTTCTAAATAGGGTAGTTCTAGAACCTTATATTTCTCGATATTTTTTTCAATAATTTCACATTTATCTATAATATTAGTATCAATACTTGCTAATGATAAATTGCAACTATCTATAACCGGTAAAAAATATAGTCTATAATTATTAATCTCTTTAATTAATGATCCAATATATATTTCATTTCTAGCATTAAAATGATTAAGTTGTACTTTTGAAACTAATTTTTTAGTATTTTTTTTAAAATTAGTACTACAATTAAATCCAGGATAAAATATACAACCAAAACCTCCCTGATTAATTAATCTAGTCATCGCTTTAATAATTTCAAATATTTAAAATTAAGGGGAAACTCCCTTATTAGATAAATAAATTGAAAATAATTAATTAAATAATTGTTATATTAAAATGGAAAACAGTAATGTTATTAGAGAATATTTATTACAATTAACAGAAAAAGAAAAATTAGCTTTAAAAAAAGCACAAGAAATTTTAGGAGATTCTTTTGATATAAAAAAAAGTTTAGGATTTATTAAGTGGAATAGTAACAAAAAATAATTTTATAAAATTTACAGTTTATATTTTATAAAATTTTATAAAATTATTTAAAAAAATTTTATTTAATAAATAAAATGGAGGCATCTGTTGCTCAATCCTCTCAGTGCTTAGCAAGTGGTAGTGTTGATACAGAAAAGACATCCCTAAACAGTTACTGTTGTACAAATAATATTAATACTCCATATCAAAGTTCTTTAATTATTAATACAAGAGAATATCACGAAGTAGTATCAAAACTCAGAGCTTTTTTCCTTTCAAAAAATTTTCTTGAAGTATCTACACAAAACCGTTTAAGTATTTTAGCTGCTTGTGAAGATCCTTTCAATGTTGGTACATTTAATTATGCTGGTAATTGCTGGCCACTTCCACAGACAGGGCAGATGTGGCTAGAGTATGAATTACTTAAAAATCCAGAACCAGCAGGTTATTTTTGTTTAACAACAAGTTATAGAATGGAGAAAGAGCCAAAGCAAGATCGTCATGACTTAATTTTCCCACTATTTGAATTTGAGATGAAAGGTGGGATGGATAAACTAATTGAGTTAGAGAAAGATCTTTTAGAACATCTAGGATATGATGCAACACGATTTGTTGAAGGTAAATACTTAGATGTTGCTGAAGAGTATGATACAAAAGAACTAGAGCATGAGCATGAGGAGAGACTATATCAAGAACGTAGCCCAACATTCTTTTTAACAGATTTCCCTGAATTTACTAATCCATTTTGGAATATGAAACGTAGTGGTAATGATTCATCAAATAAGGTTGATGTAATTCTTAGTGGACAAGAGACAATTGGTTCAGCTGAGAGAGAGACAGATAAAGAGATTATGCGAGCTCGTTTTAATTCTATTATGGATGGTGGATATCGAGAAAAACTATATGAATTATTTGGTAAAGAGAGAACAGATGCAGAATTAGATGATTATTTAAATTTTGATTTTTTTGAGAGATGTGGTGGTGGAATTGGTATGACTAGATTAATAAGATCAATGAAACTTGAAGGTCTAGTTAAGTAAGTAATAATTTAATATTTATTTGATTAAAAATATTAAATTAGTATCGTTTAGATTTTTTATGACGTTTAGACTTTTTATGATGTTTAGACTTTTTAGATTTTTTATGACGTTTAGACTTTTTAGATTTTTTATGTCGTTTAGACTTTTTACGTGTTCCACCTCTAGTTTTTGGTAAATTGTTAAGTGAACTTTGAAGTTCTCTTCCTAAACTAATAGTATCAACACCTTCTATACCAGTTCTAAAAGTATCTCCAACCAAATCTAATCCTACATTAATAACTTCTCCTATTTCTGCAGGAATTGCACCAATAGTATCATGTCTAACTTGACTAAAAACAGTACCTTCTAAATTATCTGCTTTTTTAACAACTGTATCTATTTTTTTTCTAACCGTAGGATGTTCAAGAATTTTATACGCAATTTCAGACGCATCTTCACTTCTATCATCATCTTCAGTACTAATTTTTTTACTAATTTCATTTGTTAAATATTTATGAGCTAGTATATTAACTAATTTGCGATTTGGATCAAACATTTACTCTTATATTATAACAATTTAAAAATTTAAGATAACTTTTTAAATTTTTCATAATCTATATTTTCAAATTCATCACCAACTTTTTGTCGCTTATCTAAAATCTCAGTAATAGGTATATAATCAGAAATTTTACCTCTATATGTATATTTATTACTATTATCGGGTGCAGGAATTTCTTTATCTTTAATTTTTAAATTATAATCAATAGATACTTTATTATTATTTTTTTCAGTAGGTTTAAGATTGGCAAAAACACTATTTTCTGAACCAATATTAACTTCATCTTGTTTTTCTAACTGTTTACTAGCTACTCTTATAAACTCTTTTTTACTATTAATTAATAGATTCTTGCAATTATTAGTTACTACAAACTTTCTTGCTATCACTTCTAAATATAAATAGTCAACATTTTTATAATCAGAATAGTAATAAAAACATTTATTATCTAAATCATAACCTAAAATTACTAATCCCCTAGGACACTGTTCACTTACAATTTTATCTTTAAGATCATAATTTTTGTTATCATCTTCAGTATCTGAATTCATCTCTAAATATTCTTTTAAAAATTTAGAATTAAAATGTTCTTCATTTTCACTATCATATCCATATAAACTATTATATTCTTTACGAACTTCTTGAAATAATAAACGTGCAGTAACTATTACAGCAAAAGTACTACCAGTAATTAATACACCACAACATATAAAAAGACTACGTAAAAAATTATTAGTACTATCATATAAATTATCAGTAGAATGATTAATTAAACAAGTAGAATTTTCCATATCTCTCTATTATATTACTAATAAATCAAATATTTAAGTTAATAATTTGATTTATTATTAAAAGAGTATAACTTTAGACGCAGTAAAAGTAATATATCCAACAAAAAAAAGTATACTAAAAAAATATATAGTATAACAAATATTAATAATACTTTTTATATCACCATATTTATCATTAGAAATAACTGTATGAACAGCAAATAATCCACCAAGAATAAATACTAAAATAGATATAATAAATATAATAAAAAATATTTGATTAAATGTTAATGCATTAAGATGTATCATAGAATTTTCAGCCGTTGAAAACATTTATAATATATTTATAAATTAAAAATTAGTAATTTTATATTTTATTTAGATAAAGTATAAAATGGGTTTAGTTATTGAAATATCTATTAACATTAAGAAGAATAATAAGATAAATGAAATAAAATCATTTCTCTCTGATCTAGCTGAAGAATACAATTCTGAATCAGATTATTTTATTTATGAAACAGAGGGCGTCAATTCAAGAATAGAGAGAAATGACTGCATTCAAGTAGTAGAATTTAATACTCCTCAAACAGAATTTGAAAAAAATAACATATTAAATTTTATCAAAAAAATAATTAGTGATAAATTGACTAAAATAGATACTATTTATCAAGACAATGGTAAAATTAATATGATATATAACTCTCTCGAACAAAAACGATACAATATAACAAATAATAGGAGTAAAGACAACAAACCCATAATAGATATAGTAAAAAAGAGTCTAGAATATTAATTATTTATTTTTTTTAGACCGTTTTTGTCTGTTTTTGTTTTTTCTTTTAGTAGCCTTTTTCTGTTTACTAATAGGAAAATCAGTTTCAAGACGTTGTAATAAAGGTACACTAGATGCAGGATAGTCTAATAACTGCATTAAGTCATTTTCTCTCAATTTACTATTATTAATATCTCCACTAATATAACTATTATTATTATTTAAAACATAACCAGTTTTAGAACCATCACTTTCTGTCATGAAACCTTTTTGATCAACTAATTTTCCATCAACAAATACTTTTGACATACCAGATGATGTACTATATTCCATTTGTATTTATAATATATATATAAAATTTTATTTACTTTGAACTTCAAATGTATTTAAAAATAGTGCAAATAAGAGCCATATAAGAAGTGGAGCAAGATAATATTTAATAGTAGTCTTAACGCTTATAAAGATATATAAAGTGGAGAGAATAGACAGCAAAATTATATAAACCCCAGCAACTTTATTATTTCTACATACATAAACGATCAACCACATATTAAGTAAAAAGACTAATAAAAAGTAGTAAAGACTATACTCTCGAGATTGTGTCCAAGAATAACCGAGTAATAAGTATAAAATTGGCCATACAACTCCAAAAACCCAAGAGGGTGGTCTAAATTTTACAGATTTACCAGCATTTTTAGATGGACCGCATATAAGAGAGACAGCATATCCAGAAACCATAGGTAGTAAGAGTAAAACGAGATCGGTAAAATTATTAATATTCATATACATATAGAGAGAAATATTAATAGTGCAAATTTATAAATACCAAGTTTTATCACCTTTACCATAATTAGTTAAATATTTTTTATAATTTTTTATAACTCCATCAGGTGTCATATTTTTAACTTTTTTATATAATGATTCATATGTATCACTTGACATTGCTGATGTTATAATAGCTTTTATATTATTATCATTTTCAAATTCTTTATATTTATTACTTTTTGCTTTTAGTGTTTTTGGCATAATAATTTTTTCTTTTTTACCATCAGTATAGACTAATATAAGTTCTTCTCCTGATGCTAATTTACCCCAAAATTCTTCTAATTTTTTATTTTTACCCCAAACATTTTCTGTGTCTATTTCTAATTTTAATGGTTTATATTTTTTTGTTTTTGATTTATCAGATATTTTTTGCCAGCGTTTAGTACCTTTTTTATTTTCGACTATTTTCCACATATTACCATCATTTCCTTTCTTTTTTGTTCCTACTTTAAATTTAGTAGCACTGTCTGAAGGTCCTTTTCTTATTTTAAGAGTTTTTGTCATATAAAATATATAAATAATATAATTTGATAAAACAATAGACTAAAATAAAAGCACTTAGTTTAAAGCACTCCAAAAAAAACACTATAATAATATATTATAATAAAATAAAAATTGATTTTTATTTTATCATTTAAAACTTAATAAGCCATATGAAAATAATATCGTGGAATGTTGCAGGATTACGAGCAATGCTTAAAAAAGGTAATCTAGAAAATATGCTATTATCAGAATCACCAGATATAATCTGTTTACAAGAAACTAAGGCAGAAGAGAGCCAAATAACTCTCTCTGATACATTATCAAAAATGTATCCTTACAGATTTTGGGAAAGTACAAAAGGAACAACGCAGAGAAAAGGACTAAGTGGAACTGCAATATGGTCTAAATCTAAGCCAATTCGCCAATATAATCCACCAGATGAGGATAGTGAGGGGAGAATTACAACCATTGAATTTGAAAACTTTATATTAGTATCTGTGTATACTCCAAATTCACAAAGCTTAGAAAGTCCACGACTTGATTTTAGAACACAAAAATGGCACAAGAGTTTTAAACAATATATTAGCACATTAAAACAACTAAATTCAACAATTATTTGTGGAGATCTTAACGTAGCACATAATAATATAGATATTAATCGTCCTGAAAAACACCATAAAGTTGCAGGATTTTTAGATATTGAACGCAAACAGTTTCAGGAATATTTAGATGAAGGCTATATAGATGTATTTAGAGAACTAAATCCAAAACTAGAAGATCAGTATACATATTGGTGTCAATTAAATCCAAAAATAAGAGAGAATAATTTAGGATGGAGAATAGATTACTTCATTACAACAAGAGATATTACACCAAAAAGTTGTAATATATTAAGTAATGTTTATGGATCAGACCATTGCCCAATTTCCTTAGAATTTTAAGAATAAAATAAGATATTACTATATATGTCAAATTATAATGTTCGTACTTTTTCTCGTAGTGCAAATAAGATAAGCTCGGCAAATGACTATATAAATAGAAAAAAAGCAGAAAATTTATATTTAGTATCAACAACTAATGGATTCGCAAATAATGGTAATAAATCAATAACAAGTAATACACCAGTAAAAACATTAATTGGACCAATGGGAAACCAACGTTTAAGGAGTGTAGGTGGATTTAATGTAAATAGTTATGATCTTTTTATGAATATATCAAAAGGCAGATATTATACAGCAACTGATGGAAGAAAAATAGAAAAATATCTTTTTCAAGGTATAGATCCAAACAATCCATTGCCTAATGAGGCTTATGTAAAAATAAATGATTGCAGCGCAACAACATTTTTAATAAACTCATCAGGTAATAAATTAACAGCACCTATAAGTCAAAATTGGGATTTGTATGAGGGTTCCTATTTATTAAATCGACAAAGTAGTTTAGCAGACTTGTCTTATTGTAAATGTACACCAAATACTATATCAAAAGATAGTGATATTACAATAGTACCAATTGTAGAAATGGATATTCGTAAACAAACTCAAGCAAGTGTTGCACGATGGAATAATACAAATCCTCTTCGTGGATTTAACTTTCCTCAAAGTATATGTATGCCTATGCCAAATCGAAAACATTAATAGACTTTAGAAAAATTATATTATTTTCTTGTTAAAATATATAAATGATTGGTGGAGCAAGACGTACAAAAAGAGGTGGCCGATCCCGCCGTAGAGGTGGTATGAGAGGTTCCCAAAATTTAGCCCTTAATGCATTATTAACTGGTATGGTTCTCTCACGTGGCAAACGTAAAGGAAAGAAATCACGTCGTGGTGGACGCAAATCCCGCCGTGGTGGACGTACTCGTCGCCGTTAAGTATTTAGCAATTTTATATATTAAATAATTTAATTTATAAAATTGACATAATAATAAAGTTTTATATTTAATTAAACTTATGTATAATTTAAATAATCAACAACAAGAAATATTTGATAAATATTTAAGAGGTGAAAATATATTTATTACTGGACCTGGTGGTACTGGGAAAACTTACTTAATAAAAGCTATTGTAGAAAATGCAAAACAAAATAATAAAGCATATCACGTGTGTGCACTAACAGGATGTGCAGCAATTTTACTAGAGTGTGGGGCAACTACTTTACACGGCTTTTCAGGAATAGGTTTAGCAAGTGGAACAATAAGTCAAGTAGTAGATCGTGTAGTAAAAAATCGACATAAAAAGCCTAATTGGGCAAAAACCGAACTATTAATAGTAGATGAAGTAAGTATGTTATCTTTAAAAATATTTACTATAATAGATCTAATAGCAAAACGAGTAAAACGGCAACGTGATATACCATTTGGTGGAATGCAAATAATATTTGCAGGAGATTTTTATCAATTACCACCAGTAGGGGATGAAGAAGAAATAGAGACAACTCAATTTTGTTTTGAATCACCATTATGGAATGAAGTATTTCCACTAACTAATCAAATTATTTTAAAAACAATTTTTAGGCAAACTGATAATAATTACGCAAAAATTTTAAATAAATTAAGAGTTGGTGAAATTACAAAAAATGGAATAAAAGCATTAGAACAATGTGTAAACAAAAAATTTAATGATAGATTAAATCCAACAATTTTATTACCAAGGCGAAAAGATGTAGACAATATAAATATAAAAGAGTATAACAAATTAGATAAAACTAGTGAAAAAACCTATACAATGAAACCAGTTGATATGTTAGATTTACCTTTATCAAAAGAACATATACAAAATATAACATTATTTACAGATACAGAACGACAACAAGAAATAGACTATTTAGCTGATAATTTAATGGCTGAAAAAACATTAAATTTACGAATCGGAACAATTGTAATGTGTATATCAAATTTAGATGTAGAAGCAGGAATTATTAATGGAAGTCAAGGAATTGTAGTAGATTTTCAAAAAGACAATCCCTTAGTAAAATTTAATGATGGTAATGTGAGAGTTATTACACCACATATTTGGCAAAGTGAAAAATTACCAGCAATTGCAGTACAACAGTTACCTTTAATATATGCTTGGGCTATAACTATTCATAAAGCACAAGGAGTAACTCTTGATAAAGCATTAATTGATATAGGTGAAGATATATTTGAATGTGGGCAAACCTATGTAGCATTATCAAGAATTAAAACATTAGAAGGACTATATTTGAAAAATTTTGATTTTACAAAAATAAAAGTTAATAAAAAAGTACAGGAATTTTATAAAAGATTAGTTGTATAGTACATCAAGATTTAATGTAAAAGACCAGTCCATGTTATTTAAATCTACTACTCTTCCATATTCATCTAAAATTGTAACACGTAATTTTTTTATATCAACAGGACCATGATAAAATCTATCAGAATTAAAAACTGCATTATCAAATCCTCTATTATAAACACCATCAACCTGTAATGATTGAGAATAATTTATTCTAGTTATTATATTTTTTGATAATGTAGAATCACTAAAAGTTGCTACAAAACCATTATTTCCAGCATTTGTAAAATCATCTATACATATATATAAATATTTAGGCGCATCTAAATTAACAATTGCTTCACTACATAATTGATCTTGTTTACCTAGATAATAGTGACCTACTCGAAATCCTAAATTCCAACCTAACTTTAATGGCAATGGTGTTTGTAAGTCATCATTACCACAAATATCTCTATTAAAAAATATTTCATAATCATCAGTACTACTTGTATTAATAAAATAACTTTTACCATTTACTTGGTCAATATTATAAGAAATATCGTTTATATTAGCATCAATTAAACTTTTATTTATTTTATTTAAAATATTTGAGCTAGCATCCAAACTAAAAATTCTACTAGAAAATGGAGTAAAATAATTACCATTTGATATATCAATATTATGTTTATTCTGTTTATTATTACTAATGTCTACTATTGTAAAATGATTATTACAACTATTAATAGCATAGATACTAATAGGAAATTCATATGAACTTAAAGATAAATGCACTACTTTACGAAATGTTTCCGGTAAATCAATATGAAAATCAGAACTCTTACTATTATAGTATTGATCTCTAAATCTACTATCTATATTAATAGTTTTTTTAATAAATTTAGTATTAATAGGATTAAGATATCCAGGTGGATACTCATCCTCGCCTCGTCCCTTATAAACTTTTACATTTGAACCTATAAGTGTATTTGGATCACGAATGACAGGATTATCATTAGGAGTATCAGGAACAAGATAACTAGTATTAGCACTATATTTTATATTAAGATCATTATTAACCAGATTAATATTTTCATCTAATTTATTTTTAGCTTCATGTAAAAAAGTTAACATTCTATTTTTATCAGAAAAAGACATATTAAGATCATCAGATACTTTGAGTTCAATGTTAGATAGATGTTTTTGTATTTGTTCATTATTTATAACATCATTTAATCCTAAAATTTCTTTAAGCTCTAAATTTGAATATTTTGTAATATCTAAATTAAGTTTATCAAAGTTATTCATAATATAAAATATATGTTTATTTTTTAGATAATAGTTATATTTATTTAATTACTCTATCTATTCTACTAATTTAAAATCATTATTTGTATTTAAAATATGTTTACAAGTACTATTTTGTGAAAATTTAAAAGCAGGACAACTACAGGTTTCCTTAATAACTTTACCATTTACTCGAGTTTGAGTTCGTGTATACACATCGCCATTTGATCCATAAATTCCCCAAGAGACTGTTTGCTCGCTATTATCTTCTAATACAGGATTATCAGAATTTTCTGTAGTTTCTAGATTTTCTGTAGTTTCATCTAGAAGCATTACTGCCATAGCTGCATAATTATGTAAATCAACAAGTGTATCTCTAAGTTTTTCATCATCTACAAGTGTAATCCCTTTATTTGTAATATTTTGAAGTCTCATAATTTTATCTCCCATTCTTACTAAAACTCCTACAGTTCCATATGTTGCAAATGCATCACCATAATCTCTATTTTTACGAGTAAATAGTTCAAGTGCCTCATTTTGAACTCGCTTTAACTGATCTACGCGCATACTAGCCATAATTGATTTAAATTATATTTTAAATTTTAAATCAATTTTTTAATTTATGTTCGGCGTCTGACAGCAGCTAATGAACCACCAGTTGTATGTATTAAACTAGTACTTGAATTATTACCTTTTTGATACCACCAATCATTAGTCTTAATCATTGTTCGCATATTAGGACGTGCTGGGGTACAACCTTGTGTCATTGGATTAACATTAGGAGATGTTAATCTAGGACATGCTTTTAACCATGGATCAGTAGGTCTACCTTTACTACCACCCATTATAACTACAAATCCAGATGGAGGAGGACCATATTGATTTTTATTATTGTTGTTATTACTCATCTATATATAATATAGATAAATAATTATATTTATTTGCCACATCCACATCCACCACCACCACCACCACCACTTTTAATTGATAATATTTTACCAGTATTTACAATATTTGGTCTAGGTGGTTGTTTTTCTCCTACAATAGGCAATTTTGTACTTGTTTGAATACTACCAGTATAGACATTTCTACGAACATTTTTAAATCCCATTTGTAAATTAGTTGGCATATATAAATTATTTATATTATTTAATAATTTATAAATATTAAATAATATATTTACACTAAAATTCTATTCTAGCAATTACCTTTGCATTTTTGATTAATTGATACTGGAGTAAATATATAAGACATATTATTAATACCAGCACTATCATATACAATGTCTCTATTTCCATCATTAAATCCTTGTCTATACCACATTAATGCTAATGGCGGAGTTTCTGTAACTACAACCTTTGGTCTACTTAATATAGCACCTTTCTTTTTTGATAAATATCTATTATAAGAGCCATGTTTGACATCTACACCTTGTCCGCCTGGTGTCATTGCACCAGGGCGATTACCTGTAATAGTAGATCTAGTAGAATTACCTCTAGTAGGAACATTTACATACCCAGATATATTTACTTTTGCACCACCTACACTCATTCCAAATATATGATTTCGAGCTCCAGGCCCAGTCCATTCACCACTTCTAGAAGGAGTACTTCTATCACTCTGATTTCTTAAATAATTAGGATTTCCCCAAACACGACTACTCATACTAACACGATCTTCTGGTGAACCTTTAAATGACAGTATACCTTGAGTAACAATTACATCTCGAAGAGCATCTTTAAATTGTGAAGCAGGCATTCTAGACTGATTCTGAATTCTTCTCTCTATTGCTACATTATCAAAACTAGTACATCCAATAATATTTCCACAAGGATCATATGCTGGATCTAGTGAACATTTAAATGTTTGAATACAACCAGCACCAATTTGTGGAGTACAAGGAGACCAAAATTTAAGACCATTAGTAGAACAATCACATAAATTAGTCATTACAGGCATAGTTGTGGCCATAATTATATAATAATAATATATAATAAAATTGAAAATTTAATTAACATTAATATCGACTGTAAATGGCATTAAATCTACAATATGTGTGTAAAAATTGTAATAAAGGATATCAACGATATGGATATTATTCAAAACACATAGTACAATGTCAACCAATTGATTTTACATTACATAGACCTGTAAATTTAGATAGTATTAAAACACCATCACAATGTCAACAAATGTTAGAATATTGTCTATCTCGTATGGATGAATTTCAACATAAAATAAAAGAAATGGAAAAAGAAAAACAGATAGATAAAAAAAAGATAGATATATTATCTTGGTTAAATAAAAATTATAAACCCGAAACTTGCTATAAAGGGTATATTGATAATATTACACTAGATATTAAATATATACAGTTATTACAAGAAAATAATCTACTAACTGTAATAGATGAAATCTTTAATAATTGTTTTACAAAAACAGACAATAGCACTAGTTTTAAAGCATTTACTGTAAAACTAAATATAATTTATGTATATACAGAAAATAGTTGGAAAATATTCTCTCACAATGATACAAAATATCTTATTTCTAAATTAATAAAAAATTTTCGCGAATTATTACAAATTTGGTATGAAAATAATAAAGCAATAATAGAATATAATTTATCTGATACATATCTTAAATTAATTAAAAAAATAAATAGTATTGATATAAATAACCAAAATTTTATAAATAAAATTTATAAACAACTATATGACTATTTAAAAATAGATATCAAAATTATTGAATATATATTTACATAAATTATGAAACTATTTTCATTAATTCAACAAATTCTTCCTTAGTAAGTGGTTCAATCTCTTTTTTACTACTATTATACATAGAAACTTTTTTGTCATTTAATTTAATAGGTACTGCATGTGATTCTGCAGCACCAAGTAAAGCACTATTAGTATTATCTTTTAATGCTTTATAAATAGTCTCTTTTGGACCAAATCTATATGACCCAACTTTTAAAGTTGTAGTGTGTGAAAATAGTTTAAAGATTTTATACACGTTATGCATATAAAATACCATTACATAATTTTTATATTATTTTTATTTTTTTCAATTTTTATTTTGTATTATATATTATCCAAGCAACAATAGATATTAAAAAACTTCCAAATTGATCAAGATATTGTAAAGTATGCATAGCATAATTTGCCAAAATAGGAAGATTATGATTATAACTCCATTCAATCACATTAGAAACATCTTCACTTACTCGAGTAGCAACATTGTAATCAACATTTGCCAATTGATGTGCAGCAGCAACAGCAATTGGTCTAGGTATATTAATTATAAAGGTCATTAGATATATAAAAAAATATAATATTTTTATATATTTATTTAAAATATTTATTTAAAATATTTATTTACAAATTCATCAAGAGTCATTATAGGTATATCTAGTTTTTTAGCCTCTTCAGTTTTTCCGGTCAATTCATCTTTATCGCGTTTAACTAATACTACAAATGTATTTTTACTAACTGAAGCACTATTTTCAGCTCCAATATCTTTTAATTTTTGAATAAGGTCTTTATCTCTAAAACCAGTCATTACAATTTTTTTACCATATAGAGGGTGACTTTTATCTATTTCACTAGGTTCAGTTATCGTTAAAGTAAGTTTACTATCTAATTTTGCCTCTTTCATAAATTTTATAAAACTAGGAATGTGTTCAACAAACTTTTCAGCAGTCTTCTTAGCAACTCCTTCTACTTTTACTAGTTTTGCAATCTTTTCTTGATCAGTCTCTTTTGTAACTAGTATATCAGGATACATATCTAAAATTGCTTCAAATCTTTTATCTCCAAATCCTCTACCAAAACTATTTGATGCTGTCATTAATCTATATAGTGTTGCCTTTTCTAGTTTACTATGAATTCCATCATATAATTTATCTGTTGTTTTTGTTTTAAATCCAGGAACTTTTAGAAAATCAGCTTTTGTCATTGCTAGTATTTTTGGAACTGTATCAAACCCAGCCTCAATAATTTTTTTTATATTACCAGGACCTAATCCATCAACTTCAATATTTTTAAAGAATCCTAATATGTTTTTCTCTTTTACAATAGGATCATCTTTATCAACTAATAGAATATTAGTATGTGTAGAATCCCATTCATATTCTTGAGTTGGCATTAGTGGTTTACTAGAAGGTACAACAGTTCCTAATATATGCGGAATAACATCACCACTTCTAACAATACTAATTACTGCTCCTACTCCAATATTATTTTCTTCAATAAACTTTGCATTAAACCCTGTAGCATATTCTATTTTTACACCACCTAAAACAATTGGTTCTATCTGAACTCTTGGAACAAGATAACCATCTTTACTTGGTGTCCAAATAATATCTACTACTTTAACTTCGGCTACCTGATCAGAAATAACCATTTTAAATGCAAATGCATAGTCAGGATTACCTTTTGGACGAGGATAAATTTCATCATTAACAACAATTATTCCATCTATTTCATATTCATAATCATCTCTCCATTTTAATAATATTTTAGACAGTATTTCATTTGATATTTCTTCTTTTACATCAAATTTAACATGTTTTATCTCTTTTGCACCTAAATCTAGCATTTGTTGAAATGGTTTCATTTCAGGATAAATAACTTCATATGCAACAAAATCAAGATGTTTTAAAATATCTTGGTCAACTTTTTTTTTATTAACAATACCTGCAACAAAATTTCTTGGATTTGCAAAATCTTTTTTATAATATTTATCAAAATTATCTTTTGAAATAATAATTTCTCCTCTAATAGCCATATCTTTATAATCTTTTTTAACTAAGTATGGAATAAGATGGCTAATATCCTGACCATAAACGCCATTACCTCTAGTATACATTTTAATACCATCTTTATTATTTACATATAATGCACTAATTCCATCTAATTTTGCAGAAATAACATATGGACCTTTGTATTGTTTTGTCCATTTAGTTACAGCATCTGTACTAGGTTTTATTTTATCCATTGACCATAATTCATAAGGTAATTTTACTTTTGTTTTAGAATTTTCTATAATACATTGGGTATGTCCAGCTTTTGCCTCTTTATTATCTGGATACTTTTCTAGTATATATTCTCTAATAATATCGTACTCACTATCAGTAAATACAGGATCTTCATCACAATAATATTTTGTATTTGCTAATTTAATTATTTCTGTTAATTGTGTTTCAGTCATTGTTTTTAATACTGAAATACCTTTGGCTTTAAAACTATCAACCATTTTAATAGCACCTGGAAATAAAGTACTAGGTTTTTTTAATGTTTTATTTTTTTTAATCATTTCTTTTTTAGGTGATTCAAGTGCTTTTAAGAGTGCTTCTTCTGTATATTCATCATCACTATTAGTATCATCTTTTTCAATAACTGATTTTTTAGATTGATCTTCTATTTCAAGTTTTTCAAGCGCTTCTAATAATTCTTCTTCACTAAATTCTTCTTCTTTACTAGACTCTGTAAATGGTTGTAGTTGTCGTCCATCTACTCTGTCTTCTGGTTTAACATATTTAAATCCTAAGAAATTAAGAATAGACTCTTCTGTTGGAAAATATTTATCAACTTTTTTACCTTTTATTCCTTTACTCATATTAGAGAGACCATGCTCATTTAATGTGTATCCAAGATCAAGTGCTCTTTGACGTACAATAGTATTAAATAGTTTACTTCCAGTAAAATAGAATAATGCAAATGCATATTCATCAGGAGGAGTATATAAGAAATCAACTCTACGAATAGGAGCATCTTTTTTTATTTGGACAAGTGTAAGACTTTTAGTTTTTCCTCTTGATAGTACCTCTGTAATAATTTTATCTCGAATTAATAGATCAAGTACTTTATCAAATGCATCTCGATTATTATCTTTATTAGTAATAATAATATCAATATCGCCAGATGTTTTTGCTCCTCGTCGAAAACTTCCAACAATTTCAAAATCAGAATTTTTTGGAGCTACTTTATTAAATAGTTGTTTAAATAGTTTTCCAAATTCTATGATTTCTTCACGTGGAATTCTTTTTTTTATATCTTCATAATATTTAACTCCTAATTTTTGTTTTTCATTTAACATATCTATACCAGGCTCATCATGTAATTGTGCAATACTAGTTATACCAGCTTCAACAAGTTCTTTTGCTTTTTTTGGACCGATTCCATATATTCCTGCTAGTATATTAGCTGGATCATTTCTCTCTCGTTCAAGTACACTAACTTTACCAGTTTTAATATATTCTTCTAATTTTGTTAGTATAGTAGTTCCTATTCCAGGAATCTTTTTTAACTGTTTTATGTCATAAATATCTTCTGGAAATTTAATAATAGCTTCTTCTGCTTTTTGATATGCGCGTGATCTAAATGGTTCACCTTTTTTAATCATTAACTGTGCTAATTCACCTAACAATTCTATAAATTCTTCATTATATCTTTTTGACTTTGACATAGATTTGGTTTCTATATTTTCTGGAGTGAGAGATTTTTTTTTCAATTTTTCTGCACTATTTGATAATTTTAGTGTTTTATTACCTTGATTAGTTTTAATTACTAATGGTTTTTTTAGTGTCTTAGACATATATATTAATAACTTATTTTACTAATAAGTTATTAATTTATTTATTAAAAAATTTGTTTTTCCATTCTGTAGTAAAAAGACTATCTAAATTCTTTACATGTACAATATCTTTAATTTTAATATCTTCAGGTGGTTTTGGTATAGGTTCAATATTATCCATATTATATAGTAATAATAAAATTAATCTATTTTGGCTTAAATTTTTGTTTAGTACCACCATCATATGTGTATGCATATCCCTCTTCAATAAGAACATTATTAAAACTAGTCTTATTAGTATCTTCATAAATAGTAGCCAAGAGTCTTCCATATTTATCAAATTCATGACATTCTAGTACAACTAATTTTCTATTTTTATCAATAATAGACTGTAATTCTCGTTTTTTATAATCTTTATCAATTTCAATTGTTTGATCTGTACATAATTGAATAAATCTATTTCTTGATTTTTTTGCTGCTTTAATTTCTTCATTTCTAAATTCTACACTTTTTTTTGGTCTAATCTCAGGAGTATCAATACCTTTTAGTCTTACAGTATATTTAACTAATTTATTGTCTAAATAGAAAACAGCTCTACAAGTATCTGCATCATATACATTAGTAATTTTGGCCTGTATCATTTTACCTTCAAGAGAGAAACAATCTATATCTTTATCTATACAAGTAAGTAATTGATCCATAGTATATTAACTAAATATATTATAAAAATATTTATAAATATTTTATAAATGTATAATTAGATGAAAGATCCAATATTTATTGTATCACATATAACAAAAAAATGCCCATTTTCAAAAAATATAATAAAACCAAAAACTATATTATGCGTTTTTAATAAAAGTCAATATAATAACTTTGTAGTAGAGATAACAAGATTATTATCAACTAGATTACCCGACGAGATAATTAATATTATAATAGAATTTACAAATTATAAAAAATTATTAAATAGAGTTGGATTAGAAAAATTTGTAAACTGGCAAAATAAAGATTATAAATCTTCTCTCTCTATTATGCGATTAAAAAATCGTAAAAATCTATTATCAGTTGATACTAGTGATGATGATGATGATGATGATTTGTCAGATGAGGATTGATTTTTAATAGGAAGCGATGGATAACTAGGAACCCAGGCATCACTAGCTGCACCACAACAACTAGAATTATTTATTAAAACTTTTTTATAATTATTATTATCTACTTGAGTATTTTGTTGTGACATATATATATTTAAATATATAGATATATTTATATATTTAAATAAAACAATAACTTAAAATAAAACACTTAAAATAAAACACCTTTATTTATGTACTGTAAATTATTTTTTATTTATTTTTCTTGATTTTTTTTTCTTGGATTTATGTCTCATTTTAGAATTCTTTTTTTTTTTAGATTTACGACCACCTCGTCTTCCAAAAGTCCTTCTATCCCTTCGGCTCTCAAATGTAGTTGGTTGACCAAACATTGAGGTAGCTGGTGCTGATGGTTGACCAAACATTGAGGTAGCTGGTGCTGATGGTTGACCAAATATTGAGGTAGCTGGTGCTGATGGTTGACCAAATTTTGGAGTAGCTGGTGCTGTTGGTTGACCAAATATTGAGGTAGCTGGTGCTGATGGTTGACCAAATATTGAGGTAGCTGGTGCTGATGGTTGACCAAACATTGAGGTAGCTGGTGTTGGTTGTTCATCTTCTTCATCAGAATCTTCAACTGTATAACTTTCATCTATTGGCATAAATGATTTTGATCGCATTAGTTTTGGAGGTTTGGTAGAACGATTTTTATCGGCGTGTATTAGACGTTTATCATATGGTGAGCCAATATAGCGTGCAAGACGAAGACTAGTGCGATTTATTGGTAATAATGGATCATCATCAAGCTGTTCCCATTGTTTATCTTGATTATTAAATTGTGGCTCACTATTATTATATGTCATAAAATATGCAACCTGGTGATTTCTTTGAAAATAATTTTTTACTTGATTCCAACCTCTATAAACACCTTCATATCCACCATGTTGTGTTTCAATAATATAAGGAGTGTCTCTATTACTTTTTGCAATAACAACATAATGTCCAAGATCTCCTATCCCCCATATTATACCAAGAAGAGCACCACTTCCAGGAACCATGGTTTCGATAATCCCTTTTAAAGCATCCATTGTTTCTTGTAAATTAGTCATTTTTCTTTGACCACTTTCGAGTGATGCTGTTGTACTACGTTTAACTATGAGGCGGTCATAAAATCCAGATGTAAATGCCCAAACATAAATAGATGCAGGTTTCTCTCCAGGTTTTATTCGATCCTGTAGTTTATTTATAACTGTTAATGCATCAGTAAATCGTAATCCATATCCATGACTATTAGCTTCTGTTGATACCATATTTACTAAATCTTCAGGAAAACCAAGCTTATTCATAGCACAAGCACCACAACTAACCATATCACCTGGTTCATGTTGTTTACCAATATGTACAAGATTTTTTAGTTGATCATAGTTTATTTCAAATAGGGTTCCTCCTTTTTTTAATTTACGACTTTTTGACATTTTTTTTTTTAAATGTTTATGTGTTTTAACCATTATATATATATATATATATTATCAATATAATAGTTTATTTTTTTAAATAAAACAATAATATATTATTAATATATTAATAACTAAAAAAATTGAACTATAAATAAATATTTATAATAGATATATAATGCTATTTCTTACTATAAATATATATACAATGGTGATATTAGGTGCAGGTCTAATACCAGTTTCTAAATTTCATAATAAGCTATATTTCTTGTTAGGTAAAGATATAGCATATAATAAATGGAGTGATTTTGGTGGAAAATCTGAACGAGGGGAATCAAGATTAAATACAGCAGCACGAGAGGGATATGAAGAGACTAATGGATTTTTAGGTAGTCAAGAACAAATAAAACAGAATATAATAAAATCAGATTTACCTCTATTTAAAACAGATGATAATAGACATACGTGTTATTTGATGAATATAAAATATAATAGAGAATTACCAATTTATATGACAAATAATTATTATTTTATTAGAGATAATAGACCAGATATAATTGATAATTATAATAATGGATTGTATGAAAAAGATATTATAGACTGGTTTACTATCGAGGAATTAAAAAATTTTTCAGAATTTAGAAGTTATTTTACAGATATAGTTTGGAAATTAGATAAAAAATATGATGAAATATTAAAAAAATATGATTAGAGACTATGATCAAGGAGAATTTTTAGAATATATTAGTAAATTACCAGAAAGTGAAGATATTTTTTATGGAGAAGTTAACACACCATTTAGTTTTATAGAATTAATGTTATCAATAATTCCTGAAAAATTTTATAAAAATCCTGATTTAAGGTGGTTAGATCCTGGATGTGGTACTGGTAACTTTTCTATTATTTTATATTATAAGTTGTTGGATGGTTTAAAAGATGTAATAAAAGATAGTAGAGAGAGAAAACGGCATATAATAGAAAAAATGATTTATATGGTAGAAATCCAGTCAAAAAATATAACAGTTTTAAAATCAATATTTGGTGATAGTGCAAATATATATTATGAAAATTTTTTAGACTATAGAGAGAAAGATTTTGATATAATAATAGGAAATCCTCCCTTTAATTTTATGGGACAAATAAAAGTTCCAACTAGTAATAGTAATAAAAAAAATGATGGAACAACAATATGGCCTGATTTTATAGTTAAAAGTATTTCTCTCTTAAAGCCAGAAACAGGAATGTTATGTGTTTTTATACCATCTATCTGGTTAAAGCCTGATAAAAAAATGATGTATGACTATTTATTACAATATAAAATAGAATGGTTAAATTGTTTTACAAATACATCAACAAATCAAATATTTAAAGGTAAAGCACAAACTCCTAGCTGTTATTTTTTATTAACTAAGACAGAGACTGATAATATAATAACAATTTATGATAATAGTATAAAGAAATATATATTTTATAAGCATATTAGTAATCGACCAATACCAATTTTTGGTCAAGAAGTTTGCAAAAAGATACAAATTTTAGGATTAGAAACTTTAAAAGTTATTAAAACAAATATGCCACCAAAAGGTGTTATAATATCAAAAACTAGAACAGAAGGGTATTTTTGTAATATAAGAACATGTAAATTAAAAAATAATATACCGGAATTAGAAGTAGACTATAGTAATAAACGGTTAAAATATAGTGGTGTACCAAAATTAGTATTAGCACATAAAATGTATGGGTTTCCTTATCTGGATATATCAGGAAATTATGGTATTTCAAATCGAGATAATTATGTAATAATTAAAGATAATATTAGTGATTTAATCAAAATACAGAAATTTCTCTCTACAAATACAGCTCTATACTTATTTGAAACAACTAGATATAGAATGAAATATTTAGAAAAGTATGCATTTGATTTAATACCAGATATAACTGTATTAGAAGATTTTCCAGAAGATATAAATGATGATACAATTGCTGAATATTTTGAGTTTGATGAATTAGATAAGAAAGCTATAAATAGTCTTCATAATAAAAGGTATAAATTTTTTATTTAATTATTATATATGCGTACAAGAAAATATAAAAAGAAAGATAATAAAACAAAAAAAATTAGAGGAGGTGTAATTGGAAAAAAAGGCGAACCTATAGAACCATATGAATTTGAAATGTTAAAAATCCAAAAATTAATAGATAATTATGGAGAAAAAGATCGAGAAAATCTTCAAGAACTTCAAGATAAAATAAATGGAGCAATTATTAATTATATTATGAAAAGTTCAACTGAAAAGAAAGAGATAATAGATAAAATAGATGCTGCATATAATAGAATATTTGTTAAGAGAGAAAATTGAATTAAAAATACTTCTAATTATTAAAATGTGTAAATGAATAAATTAGCAGTTACACATTTTAATAATAACACATATAGTGAAAATGACCGTTGGCGTAAAAATAACGAATATAACGGTTGTGTATATAATTGTCCAGTACGTATAAAAGATTCTATACCAATAGGTTCTAAAATCTACATTATAGAAATGAATAATGAGAGTAATACTGTAATAGGTATTGGTTTGATTACAAATAGACTTATTTTAAAGCGTTACAAAATTTATTCAGATAATAATTACAATAGATATACATATAGAGGAAAAAAACGAATAGATTCAAATTTGCTAGATGAAGTAACATTAAATAGTTTAGAAGAGAGATTATTTAAAGGAAAACGACATTTAAAACGTTCACAAGGTATAGCTCAAGTTCCAAAAGATGTTAGTGATGAATATTTAAATTATATTAAAGAGTTATTTGACTTAGTCTTTTGCTAGTTCAGAAACATTATACTTACGTCTAGTAAATTGCCAGGTATCATTAATAGATAACACAGTTGTATTATAAGTAACTGAAATTTTTGCTAGTCTTTTATTACAATAGTCTCTTAAATTATCTAATGTAGTAATTTTTTCATTTAAAGAATCCATAAATTGTAATGACTGTTGCTGAGCAATATTTCTTGAAGTTTGAAGTTGATATGCATCATTATAAATAGTATTAAAATTTTCTGTAACAACTAGATTTAATAATTCATAAATATGAAGTAGTTCGCGTTCGCGTTTGCGTTTAATATCATTTTTATAAATTTTATCAGCTAAAGTTTTTTTACAAATCTCACCTAAAATATAACTAACTCGTAAATCACGGTTATCTTCAAGAGTAGCTACAGTAGTTCGCATTCTAGGTAAATCATAATATGCAATATGAGAAATAGTTCTATGAATTTCTCGAAGGTAGTTATCTAATACTCCATATTCTGTTTCTAAGTCTAGCTCAATCATATTTGGATTATTTTGTTTAATACATCTTTTAATAAATGGTAGAATAGATCGTGTTAAATAGTGTAGTTGAATAATACCTCCGCAAACAAGATCACCTGGATTTCTTGGTGCAGCTCCATTTTGATTATTTTCTCGCATATATCGGTAATATTCTGGATTATGAACACGTCCAGTATCAATCTTAAGAGTATTATAATCAAATGCCACGTGACATTGTGTGCACCACATTTGATTACAACCTTGAATTTTATGAATTCGAATTCCACATTGTGGACAAGGTTTTGAATCTTTCTTAATAAATTCTGCACTAGCTACATTATCAGGATTACAAGTATGTGGAATATCTTTAGAAATTCCAATAACTTCTAGACAATGAGGACAAGTAAAATTCTCGCATAGCTCACATTTATATTGAGAAGATAAGAATCCACGACAACCATCATTTGGACAATTCATAATAAATTTACGACGTTCTGGTTCTTTACCATTAACATCTGTACCATGTCTAATATGATATATGTTATTATTATGAACACCTGTTGCAATTTTTAGTTCTTTAAGTTGTTTATTTAACTCTAATATTTTAGATCGAATTTCAGCAATTTCTTTTTCTTCACGCTTGATTTTCTTAGTTTGTTCAGCAAATATCATTGTTTCAGGAAGTTTACTAATTTCACGATCTACTAGTAAATCTTTACGATGCTGTCGGTATTCTTTTTCACAAAATGTTCTATTTAAATTTTTAACAAGAAATTGATCAGACCATATCTTTTTACAATTCATACAATTTGGATCTGATGTAGTTCCAACAAGATAAGTTCTTACACAATTTTTACAAGCATTATATTGACAGTCTACATATTCACAAGTAATCTTAGCACGAGTGCTTTGATTGTAATTTTCGCAGCAGATGTCGCAAATTTTACTCATTATGTACTATATTTATTATATTTAAAAAATAAAAATCAATTTTTTATTTTTGTTTTTAAAACTTTAAGAATAAAACTAATAATAATATAATTTATATTATGACTAATATTAATTTTGATGTTGATGATTATACAGATAATGAATTACTAGATATTGCAGAAATATCTCAAGATGCATCTAGTGAAGTTATAGATGAGAAATTTACAGAAATAATTAAACAATATTTAGATAGTAAAAATTTTAGATTGGCTCAGTTTTTTCATGATGCTAAAGAAAAAGTATTAGATAATTTATCAAAAGCGATTGAGGAAGAGAATATAGATAATACAAAAGATGAAAGTATCCAAGCAGAAGAATGGCTTAAAAATCAATATCGTGATCCAATAGATAATAGTCAAGAAGATAAGATAACAGATCGAAGACATAATACATCTATATTTGATGGTAATATTCGACAAGTTATGTCACAAAAACGATTAGGTATATCAAATAATTATCCATTAAATATTTCGCAAGATTCGTTAAATCCAACTCTTAGACAAACAGTTAAACAGTACATTAATATTAATAGTAATCAACGTAGTAATTCTGTACCTTTTATTAATAATTTAAATTCAAAAAATTCTTCAAGTAATTTTATTGTAAATTTAAATAATCCAATTAAAAATGTTGTATCAATGCGAGTAGAATCATATAATATTCCAAATACCATATACACATTTGATCCATTATATGGTAATAATGTTATGATGATACTTATATCTACAAAAGATATTAGTATGATAGATTGGGAAAATCCAGATGATATATCTTGTTGTACTAGAGTAAATTTAACACCTGGAAGTTATAAACGGCCTATTGATTTTGTTAATCAGTTAAATTTAGATATCACACGATGTCAAAAACAATGTAGATATACTTTATTTGGTCCTGGGATTGACGCGTCTGGCGTGGATGGTGCGCCCTCGTGGGACCCGGAGGATCCGTGTGCTGTTATACCCCCAGCTAACACCCAAGATACTAGTGGTATTACACTATGTTTTTTAAGTTTACAAGCTCATTTACTAGATCCATTATCTGTATCTCCACGTATAGTTTTTATAAACTCAAGTACTTCATATCACGTTAAAATAGTTTTTTATAAACAAGTAGGATTAGGAGATACATTGACACCATTTGATAATTATATAGATTGTTCGTTATGTAACCCTACAACACAAACAAAATGTCCTGCAAGGAGTACCTATAAAAATAATTTAGGATATATTGCTGGTTATAGAATTGAACGTGTTATTAATGATAATGGAGAGACAATATTTTTAAATACAAATACAAAAGGTAGTGAATTATCAATTATACTAGAAAAAGCGCCAAGGACAGAATATTATATAATATTATCTAAAATATACCAATTAATGCCTAGTTTAGATGGTAGTTTAGCACCATTATTTTCATCTACAAGCGGCGGGACCCCATTACAACCATCATGGTTTCCAAAAGTTTGCACCGGCCCGAGTCCTTGGGCAAATCCCTGTCCCCCAGGTGAAAAAAAAGAATATGCTTTTCAAAATCATATAAATCCTTTATTATTAATGAGTTATACTATGCAACAATATGCAGAAGATATAGCATCTATAATATATAATACTAATAATGAGGTAAATTTTTATAGTATAGCAAATGTTCCAGTAAATTTAGTTGCATCAGAATATATATATATATGTGTAAATGATTTTAATCAAAATAGACCACCAGATAATGTAATAACAGTTGCCAATCAAATAACCAATATAGAATTTCCATCTTATAGACCGACAAGATGGTCTACTAAAACAGATATAAATGATCAAATACTAGATTTAAGTGCTGATATAATATGTTATAAAGAGAAAGATGTAAGTTTAAATTCAACACTATTTGTACCTAGTTGGCCTAAAAAATTAACACAGGCTCAAATATATTCTTTAAATGAAATAAATTCAAATAATAAAAAACAAAAAGATGGTATAGGAAATAATTCTAGTGTAACTGATGTTATGGTCTCAATACCATATAGAAATGATGAAAATATAATAACAACAGATACAAATATAAGATTAAGACAATATTTTGGTCCAGTTAAGATAGACAGATTAGAAATTTCATTAAAGGATAGTAGAGGAAATTTAGTAAATTTAAATGGACAAGATTGGGCATTAAGTATTGTATTAGAACAATTATATCAATATTAATGTAATATATTTTCTTTAGCATATATATAATGGGAAAAGGTAATCCTAGTTCAGTTGGATATGCAAGAGGCACTATGGTTTCTACACAACAAAATGCAAGAGAATATTTTGGTGGCGATTCTAAAGCAGGAATCCCATCACGTGTAGGATTAAATCAATGGACAAATGGAGCAATTGTAAATGGCACATCAGGCCATGGTGCTCCACCATTTGCAGGAAATTCATTTTTAGCTGCTTGGAGAGCAGGAGTAATGCCATCACCTATTTATCCTGTTAATATGGCTAATCAGCTTGGTGGTATTGGTCGTGGTACAACTGGTGGTATGACACGTACACCAGCAGATGGTGTTAATGCACTTGAACGATCAAGAATGCAACTTAGTGTTAATGCATGGAATCAAGTTTGGCCAGCAATGCCAATTAGAGGTACACCAAATGCATCTCGTTCTATTCCATTTAGTTATTACAATCCTGGTCAGAAATTTACTCCTGTTAAAAATAAAACATTAGTTAATGCAGCAAATCAAAAAGCTCAGATAAATGTTTCTGGACCAGTTACAGTTGCTATACCTGATGGAGGTGGTACAGGTATTTCAAATGTTGTTGGTAATGGACCAGGGCGCCCAGGTACTATAGCAGTTGGTAATGCAATTACTCAATCATTTGCTACCGCACCATAAATTTTAGCTATAAAAATTTACTAATAAATATTAAATAGTTTAAATATTACATTTAATATTTATATAAATGTTAAATAATTATCAAATTTTAGGATTAAATAGTAATGCATCAGATAGCGAAGTAAAACGTAGATATAAACAATTAGCATTAAAATATCATCCAGATAAGAATGAAACGCCAGATGCAAGTGAAAAATTTCAGAAAATATCGGATGCTTATAATAGTATAATAAACAGAAAATCTGAACCAACTAATAATTTAAGACAAATAAATCCTGAAGAATTATTTAGAACAATGTTTAGCCAAATGAAAGTAGACAAAATATCAAATATTAATATATCACCATTACCATCACAAACTACATTTACATCTAAATCAATTCAGATAATAGATGGTAAAGTTATTGAAAAAATAACTGAAAAAAAAAATGGAGTAACAAGAACTCGAACAATAGTTAGAGAAATGTAGTTATTTTGGTTTTATAATAAATATAAATTAATTAATTTTATTTTTTTTAGAAACAAAAAAGGTAGGTGAATTTTCTTGTCGTTTGTAATTATTTTTAATAAATTTAATGTTAGTAGATTTATTTATTTTTAATCGTTTTAATCGATTATTAATAAATAGTGTAGGTGATGGTGTTCTAGAACGTTTATTAGATGTATATACAATTCCATCAAAAATATAAGGTTTTTCCATATATGTTAAATATACATAGTAATTATCTATTTTAAATGCAATTTTATTATTTTAAGTAAAAAATATAAATATATATATTCAGGATACTTAAAGAAATCAAATAAGTATATTTATATTTTTATAACTTAAAGAAATTTTTTATTTTTTTGTGTTTTTAAAAGTATCTTAGAATTTTTTGATTTTTGATAGAATTTTTTAAAATTTCAAAATGAGAATTAAAAAAAAATTTCAAAAAAAAAAAAAATGAGTTTAGACCATAATGGTCTAAATTTTAAAATTAGAAAAATTGTTTGTGACCAACCATTTTTTTACATTTTTATTAAAAAAAATATAAAGCGATTTTTCTGTCATCCATAATGGATGACAAATGGATGACAAAAACGAGCCAAAATGAGCAAAAAAAATATTGTTGTAAAAATTGTGACTATGTTACTAATAAAAAATCCAATTTTGATAGACATATTTTGACAGCAAAACATCAATCGGATGACAAATGGATGACAAAAAACGAGCCTAGCGAGCCAACTATAGAAAAGACGTTTGAATGTAGTTGTGGTAAAAAGTATAAATATCGTCAAGGGCTGCATAAACATCAGATAAAATGTAATTATGTAGAAACGACAGAAAATATAGATTATAAAGAGATGTTTTTAAAAATGATGAAACAAAACAATGAATTAATGAATCAGGTAACAGATTTGATACCAAAGGTAGGAAATAATAATAATAATACAATAAATAATAAAAATAAGTTTAATATAAATATATTTTTGAATGAGGAATGTAAAGATGCGATAACAATGAATGAATTTATAAAAAAGATAGAAGTATCGTTATCGAATTTATTGACGACACAAAATAAAGGTATAAGTGAAGGAGTATCAGATATATTTATAGAGAATATGAATAAACTTTCTCTCTATGAGAGACCGATACATTGTACAGATGTAAAAGGAGAAATAGTATATATAAAATCAGATGATGATGGAGAAAAGGTAGGATGGAAGTTAGATGAACAAAATCGAGAATTAAAAGAGGCATTACAGAAAATTAGTAAAGTTCAACAACAAAATTTGAAAAAATGGACAGATGAACATCCAAATTGGGAAAAAGATCCAAAATTACAAAAAGAATATATGAAGTTGGTAAAAAATGCAACAGATGATTTAAAAGAAAACAAGAGAGAAGAAAAAGTAATCAAGAAATTATGCAATAATTCTTATTTAAATGACAAAGAATAAATAATTAAGGGGATACCCCTTAAACCCCTTAAATAATAAAAATATAAATTAATATTTTTTTATTATTTAAAAGGGGTGCTTGCGATTGTTTGCTAGGCTGGGCTGGAGTTTAAGGGATCTCTCTTTATTTAGACATTTTCGCAACTAGCAGATTCAACGGTAATATCATTTTTTGAAACTTTAACATTAACAGCAGGAACTTCTTCAGTATCCATTGGTTTGTAAACTTTAATTACAAATTCATCTTCAGCGATATCAGGAATAGCTTGGTTTTCATTAGTAAAAGTTTTTTTAAAGAGAGCAACAGAACTACCGCCAAGGTTAGGAGCTTCTTGTTGTAAACGTTCATACTCTTTAAGAGCCCAAGTGGTAAGAATATCGGCAGGATCACGATCTTCTCTGGACATACCAAGTTGAAGAGTCATATATCTGTAGAAAGATCCAAATTGTTTAGAGACGGATCCGTGATCGGCAGCTTTTTCCTCGGCATTGTAGAATTTTTTAAAAGATTGAACAAGTGTGGATACAAGACCAATACCACCGACACCAAATAAGATGCCATCTTTAACATTTTGATCATCAATGCTGGTGGCAACAAGTGATAAAGTAGAAGCAACCCCAGTTACAACAATACCGGTAATAGCGAGTTTATTTGCAAATGCTTTCCACTGTCCACCGGAGTGAGCGTGCATAAAACGTAAACCGGCAGCTTTCTCTCCCCATTGTTTCATTAAATTTTCCATATTGTCAGACCAAGATTCAGCATTAACTTTTTTACGAAGATCGCCAAGTCTAGCGGTAGCGAGAGCTTCCGCTTCTCCAGAGTTTAAATTTTCCGCACTCATTATAAAATAAAAAAATATTTTAATAAATTTTTATTAAAATAGATTTTCCTAAATTATTTATTGTGTGGACAGAGAGATCTTCCATCTCTTTTAAGTATTTTATTAATATACTTATTATCATATGCTAAATAATCATATATACATCCACAAAACTTGTCTTTAACATTAATATAGGAACAAAGATAACCAGGTGATATAATATCCCATAGATGAGATAAGCGTTTATGATCAGAGTATTCTTTTCCTACAGTAATAAGGCAACCTTTTTCAATTTCATTATTAAAAATTGAAGTAGTTTCGATAACTCTGGCTTCAATGCCAGCTTTAAGTAATTTATTAATAATTTCATTACAATTAGTTTGTGTTTTATTGGAAACACTTATGTCAACAGACATAAATATAAAAATATTAATATTTTTATATTTATAATATTAAATATAGTAAGAATGAAAAAGATACCTAAATATAGAATAGATGAAATGATGAAAATTTATGATGTATTTTATGATGAAAATAAAAATAATGTAGATTTAAAAGATAGAAAATTAAAGTTAAAAATGATTATGAAAAGTTATTATAGTTGGTTAAGAGATTATGAATATAATTATATATATAATTTAATAAAAATGAGAGAAATAGATGTAATAATAGAGGATAAAAAATTAGTGATAGAGAGAAAATATAAGAATGATATAATAAAATTATTTGGAAGATTAGATAGTGATGGTAGTGATAGTATAGATTTTATAGAATTTAAAAAAGTTTTCTCTCTAATAGAATTAGAAAAAGATGTTGAAACAATTTTTAAAGATGCAGATATAAATGGTGATAATGAGATAACAATAGATGAATTTATAATTTTTATAGCAAAAAATAATGATATTTTAAAAAATTTAGATAATGTGTTACAAAATAAATTTAAATTAAAATTAAGAAATGATAAAAGAACAATATTATTTAATAATTTTCCAGGTTCTCCATTAAAAATAAATTGGCGTCCATCATTAAGTAATCTAAATAATTTAAATGATATAAAAAAGAATATGTATTGAAAATATTAAAACAGTTGCTTTGCAACATGCCAACTATGTTGGCTGTTTTAATATTTTCACAAAAATAAATGAGAAAAAAAATTTTGCTAATACTGGAATTAAGATTATAATTAAAATTATAAAATTACTATATATATATATATATATATATAGTAATGTCAGAACGAAGAAGACGATTAGTAGCGGCAGATAGTTTATTAGGAATGCCTACTAGTGGCCAACCTGGAATTGAAGCAGTTGGTAATCTTATAGATTTTCATGGACAGCCACCACTAGCCCCACCACCAGCCCCATCGCCTGTTCCAAGTGATGAGCCTGTAAGTTGGGACGTAGTAGATGGCTCAGAAATAGATAATGAACCATTTAATCTAAGAGATGATGTTTATTATGCATTAGAAGGTGACGATGCAAAAAAAATAGAATTTAGTCAATATGAAAAATCAGCAGATTTAATAGCTAGACAAGAATCTTGTGCATCTGGTATTGTACGTATAGATAGAATGGCAAGAGCAGTTAAGAAACAAGGAAAAGTATTAACAGATCAATTACTAGAGTTATATTATAATGATTTTAAAGCAAAAAAAGATGAAGATCCAGGAGGAAAAGCAAAATATCTAGTAGATTCATTAGTAAATGCTGTAAATCATTGGTGTAAAACATGGAGTTGGGAAAATGAAAAAGTATGTTATTTTACAGAATCACCAGAAGTATTTGAAGAGAGAAAGCAAGGTAGTGAACCAGTTAAACCATTTTATGAAAAAACAATACCAGCCCCAGGTTGTAGAGGAAAGGTACCAAAATGTCAACAATTAAAGTGTTATATTTGTGGAGGTTATATAACAGATCCATATATAAGCTGTGCTTATGAATGTGAACATGTAGTAGATGCAGGTACACAGGTTTTAATAGGTAGATCTGCAGTAGCAAAAGATTTATATGGAGTAGAGAATGATGCAGAAAGTAAAGCTGCAAAAGCTCCAAGACAATTTATTGGTGATAAATGGGACTCTGATTTATGGGCCCCGTGGTTTCATCGGCATTATAAATTTATAGGATTTTTATTACCATTTTATGCATTTGCTCCATCTCATAAGTGTTGTAATCAACTTAAAAGTAATTCTCATTTTTTTGGTCTTTCAAGAAGTGATCAACCTCGAGATGGATATATAAAAGGATCAGTAGAAAATCTATTAAATCTTGTAAAAGATAATATAAGCAAAGTAATTGATAAAAATGAGTGTAAAGAATTATTTAGAGAGAAATTTGCTATAGACCGTTTAGACAAATCAGGTTATACACCAATGACTCATCAAGATGAAATAAAAATATTAGCTCCAAATTTTTCATTAGATGATATATCATTTTATAATCCAGAAACATTAAATGAAGAATGGATTGGGTGGCGAGCAATAGATATAATAGAAAATTTTATAAAACCTATTAATGAATGTTGGAAGAGTCAAGTAGATGGCATGCCTTTTGATTTAATGTTAGTAACATCTGCGGCTAATATCATGCGTCAAAAATTTAAAGGTGGAAAAAAATCAAAAAAGAAGCCAAAAAAGACAAAAAGATTAAAAGTAAATAAGAGAAAAAAGACAAAAAAGATTAAAAAGACAAAAAAGCCAAAAAAGACAAAACGTAAAAATAAAAAATAAAAATATTATTTTTCAATAGTAATAACAGCGGCATTATCATTAAATAATTGTGATTTTTTTACAGAACATCCTCTAAGGTGAGCACTTTTAGCGGCAGCATTTTTTGCAATAAAATTACAATATTCGCAAACATATTTGCTGGAAGAGGTAGCAAATCTGGTAGATAGGTATTCTTCAAGTGAAGGAATTTTAATGTCTTCAATCTGGCGTAGAGCTTTTTGATTGAAGTCTTTAACAAGTTTAATAAGAGATAATTTAGATGATACAAAAGCTTGGAATTCACTATTAATAGAAGCAAGTTTTTCTTTAGAAATAGAGTCAACTTCTTCATCGCTATCTAATTCATCTAATTGTTCTTTAATATGGTCAACAATATCAATGGCAATTTTAATTTTTTCAGGATCATTTTTAGTTTCGTGAACATATACTAGAACGTTGCCATCGTGAATATTAATTTCATAATTTTCTTTATTAGCAATGCCATAGTTTTGTGATAGGAAAATTCCAGAACATTTTTGGGTTTCAATATCGTGAATAAATTTTTTGACTTCTTCTTGTACAACATTTTTACCCCAATCTTTATTCTCGACAAGAATTTTAGGTTTACCTTTTCTAGTAATAATAACATCACCGGTTTCTTTAGTTTGACCGACGTGATCAATTTGAGAGGCAGGATATAATGAATGGAGAATATTGACGAGAATATTTTCAGACATTTTGCCTTTTGCTGAAGAATTTTCTAATTTTTTTAGAAGTTCAGAGACAGAAGAATTGAGAGAAGTAGTGGAAGATAATTGTGAAGTAGTTTTCTCTCCAATATCAGAAATTTTAGAATCTAATCGTTGTTCAGTAGAAGTAATAGTATTGTGAAAAGTAGAAGATAGTTTAGATTCAACATCAGAGATAAATTTATTGAGAGATTGTTCAGTAATAGAAGATTGCATTAATTTTTGTGTATCAACAGTGAGAGAGTTAGAGAGAAGTTTCATAGATTGTTGAATAGATTGTTTAATTTCATTATTATGTTGAGGAATGATAGAGGCAGTTTTATCAAAAAAGATAGTGAGTTGTTCTTTCATTAGAGGTTCAATTTTATCAGCAACATTAGAAGTAAGAACAAGTCGTAGATCTTCAATATATTCACGTTTAAATTCATTAAGTTTTAAAGAGAGATTAGAAACAGATTCAGTTTGATAACGATTAACATTTTGATCAATAGATTCCATTTTAGAATTCATAGATTTAAGGTTAGAGAGAATATCAGTAATAAGAGAATTATTAATAGAATTATTCATAGAATCAGAAAGTTTTTCCATAATTTCAACAAAAGATAAAATAGTATCTTCAAAATCTAGATTTTGATGTTCGTGAAAAAATTTGAGAATTTTGGGATTATTAGTAGAGAGATTAGAGCCAGGGCGTTTAGACATATTATAGAAAAATACCAATATAGTTTTAAATCAAAAATTTATTAATATTTTGATTTAAAAAAGAGAAAATATACAAGAAAAAAAATGAAAAAAAATGATATTCTGATATATTATTAAAATCTAATAATATATCAGAATGTCATTTTTTGGACGTCAGACAAAGGTAAGTGATAAACGAGGTACAAGAAAGATAATAAATAGAAGAGAGAGAGAAAGATTAAAAGAATATACAGGAGATACAGATCCAGATGATATGGCTTCAATATTTATAAGTGATTTATTAGAAAATGGAAGTGCAAAGTTACCAATAGATTATAGATTTGTTGTACAAATGACAATTATATTATATTATGATGAAGATTTTTTAAGAAAGATAAAAGATGAAGAGACAAAAACATATATGGAACATTTGAGAGAAAAAGTAGATGAAAGATTTGAAGAAACTATAGACATAATGATGGATAAATTTAATGAAGAATTATTAGAAAATGATAGATTAGAGCAATATAGAGAGTATTTAACAAAAGATAATTTATTGAGAGAGTTAGTAGATAATATAAATAGTCTATTAGTTATAACCTCAAAAGCAAAAGTAGCTACAAATTTTGGTATAAAAAGTGAATTAACATTGTATAGTGGGTTAGGTTATTTACATGATTGTGATAAATTAATGTTAGAAAATTTATTGTATTTAAAAAAGCTAGGAGAGAGAGAATGGATAACTCCAACATTTATTTCAACAACACATTCAATAGATACATCAATAAGATTTACAGGAAGATTACGTTCAGATTCAGATAAATTAGATGTACTAAGAATAATAGTGCCAGAAAATAGATTAGAATATTTTCCATATAATCCAATGTATGATAAAGTAATACAATTACCAATGTCAAGACGAGAGACAACTCAAGAAAGTGAAGTATTATTACCACCTTATATGAAAGTAGCATATGTAGGAGAGAGTGAAGAGAAAGTAAGATATTTAGTACCAAGAGGAGAGGACATAGAGCCGATAGAGCAGATAAGTAGTATAGTATTTCATGATTTAATGTTTATAGATTATGCAGATAAGTTAGCATTAAAAGATAGAGATATAGATGAAAAAAGAGAAGTATTAAGAGAGAGTAAATATAAAGATCCACTAACAATAGTAAGTAAATTAAAAGATCTTTTTCTTATAAAGAAAGGAGGAAAAAAACATAAAAAGAAAAACAAAAAGGTAACAAAAAATAAAAAAAGAGTAAAAAAGAAAACAAGAAGATATAATAAGAAAAGATATAAAAAAAATTTTAGTAAAAAATGCAAAAAAAATTAAATCAAAAATTTGTTAAAATTTTAAATCAAAATTTACAAATAATGGAAATTGATTTAATTTTTTGTTAAAATTTTAAATCAAAATTTATAAATAATGGAAATTGATTCAAAAATTTGTTAAAAATTTAAATCAAAATTTACAAATAATGAAAATTGATTCAAAAATTTGTTAAAAATTTAAATCAAAATTTACAAATAATGAAAATTGATTTAAAATTTTGTTAGTTTTTTGTTTTGCGAAAGTATAAATATAAAAATTATAAAGATTTTTTTTGAAAGAATTAAAAATTTAATTAAATT